CTATTACTACTAACGGAGAACATATGTCACTCACAATAAATGCATGGCGCGAACAACGAGCATGCGCAGGAATGCCAACAGCAAATTTCTTTCCACAAACACGCGGCATCGCAAAGAAGACGATTGCAGTCTGTGATGAATGCCCAGTCAAATGGGATTGTCTCAACTACGCAATAATTAACGGTATCGAACACGGAATCTGGGGTGGAACAACAGAGACGCAGCGCATCCGTATCATTCGTGCATATCAAAAGCTCGCCGGCCGCCCGGAGCCTGTCGGAATTTAGGAGAACAATGCCAGACAAAGAAGATGTTGGATATGTGTTTATATCCGGTGACCAGTTAGTTCTAGATTTCCCTTACGACAAAGTTCTTGTAGCGAAATTAAAATCAATACCTGGAGCGAAATGGGACAAGCTCTCTAAAGTCTGGCGAGCACCGATGACGTCGGTTGAACAAATACGCGACTATGCAATTAGCGCCGGCATGAATGTTGAGCGAGACATAATTGTGTTCGATGTGCCTAAAGCAAAGAACGAAGCTTTTGGTCTTCGTGAAGATGGAAACTGGATTTATTTGGGCTTTGCTTACGACCCGGTAAAGGTGCGTTCAGTCAAGTCTTTGCCTGGAGTTACGTGGCATGCAAAAACAATGGCATGGCGAGTGCCGTCAACCGCTATCCAGGAAGCAATCACTTGGGCGGACAAGTTTGGCGAAAGCGTGCCAGATGAATTGCGCGGCAAAGCTAAGGAAATATCTGACGAACAAGACAAACGCACAGACGCATCTAGGTCTACCGACGCAGAAATTCATATCGCCGGCATTACCGGAGAGCTTCTTCCGTATCAGCGAGCTGGTGTTGCTTACGCACTGAACGCAAAACGTTGTTTCATTGCTGACGACATGGGGCTTGGAAAAACACTGCAGGCCATAGCAACCGTTGAAGCAAACTACGAAGCAGATAGCAAAACGTTTCCCGTTGTTGTTGTATGTCCCCCAACTCTTGTTCTTAACTGGGCAAAAGAAATTAACAGGTGGGCCCCCGACAACATAGTGAAGACAATAGTTAACCGTAAGGATTTTCCAGACAAAGATAGCTACGACTACTTGATTGTTGGTTATTCCAACATTACTCATTGGGAAAAAGAACTCAGCAACCATTCGTCCTACATCTTCGATGAATCACATTACGCAAAAACACCAACGGCGCAGCGAACAAAGAGTGCAATAAAGATTGCAAAGACCGCACACAAAGACGGACTTGTTTTATGTCTTACCGGAACACCGATAACAAACAAGCCAGCTGAATACGCATCACAGCTTGACATACTTGGGGAACTGAATAAGTTTGGTGGACTGTGGGGCTTTTACCGTCGCTACTGCGGAGCGTTCCGTGACAGGTTTGGACAGTGGCATATTGACGGCGCGACAAACCTAGAAGAACTAAACAAAACACTTCGGTCGGTTTGTTATATTCGGCGTACCAAGGGCCAGGTTCTTACAGAGCTACCTGATGTTCGCCATACGCCCGTCTATATACAGATGGACGCTAAATCAACAGCCGAGTACAAGAAAGCCAAAGACGACATTGTTAAGTATGTGATGGAGCGCGCTAAAGAGATTGCTAAAGAACTCGGTGAACCAGTTGGTTCTAGTGCGGTGCGAGCAAAGATACGTGCCGAATCAAACGAGCACCTTGTACGCATATCGGTATTGCGACGATTGGCCGCAAAGTCCAAGACAAAAGCCGTAGAAGAGTTTGTTGATTCACTTAAAGACGCTGGGGAGAAGTGTGTGATAGCCGCTCATCACCGGGAGATAGTTAGCGACCTCGCAGCGAAGTACGGGAATCGAAAGATTCAAGGTGGTATGGACGTTGCTGAAATCGAAGTAATGAAACAAGAGTTCCAAGAGATGTCTACCGAAGATGCGCCGGTAATTGTTTTATCAATACAGGCAGCAAAAACAGGGCATACTCTGACCGCGGCGTCTAACGTTTTGTTCGTTGAGCTCCCCTGGACACCCGCCGATGTTGACCAAACTTATAGTCGATGCCACCGGTTAGGCCAAAAAAACGCCGTAAACGCAATTTATTTTCTAGCAGAAAATACCATCGATGAGGAAATTTTCTCTTTAATTGCCCAGAAACGAGACGTTGTAACCGCTGCAACTGAAGGGTTTGCGGCAGAATCTACAACAGAAACAGTTGCACAAAAGCTCATAATGGACTTATTTGATTTAGGCGTAGCTACAGCTTAAGTTGACAACCCGAAACTGCTAGGGTATAATTTACAGATACCACTACTGCCATAGTACGGGCCGCGAGGCTTAGCCCCACCCGTCGTCCCTATCCCTCTACAGAAGGAATCTGTATGACTATTCGTCGTCTATTTATATCTATTTGTGTTACGTCACTGCTTGTAGGTCTTATACCTGCACCGGTGCTAGCTGTAGATGCAACAACTGAAACAACCGTTCCAGTTAAGCGTCCACAGACGAAGCCTCTTGATTCTGTTTGGTACTTACGGGTAATGCCTACTAGTACGATTCACCCGGAATTGATTGAGCAATTACGTACCCGTAAGGCTGGTTCGGTAAAGTTTTGGGAGGCAGTCTCCTGGTGCGAAACTAATCACAAATGGAATGACGGCGGATATTTCTCTGGCGGCCTGGGTATGGCTCAGTCTGTATGGGAAGGCTACGGTGGACGACAGTTTGCGTCTCGTCCATCTAAAGCAACCAAGGAAGAGCAGATTATTGTTGGTAACCGCATGGCGTTTTTGGGCTATCAAACAAAGAACATATTTCGTACTCTTGAGGACAAGTTAAACAACCGCCCTTTCTTCCGCCCTGCTATTGGGTGGCGTAGTTCAAGCAATTGGGGCAAGGGTTGTGCTAACTGGAAGACCCGTAAACCATTGCGAGACAGGTACACCGAGGCAGGCATGGCCGAATGGCTAAAGACTCGTCCGGTATCGAACAGCTCAGTGAAGGCAGCGGAAGTGCGCGGAAAAGTTTCTTCTCAAGGTCTCCGTAGCGCGGAGGTCAAGAGTTGCCCTCAGTGGGAAAAGCAACTCAAAGCAAACGGTTTGACACCCGTCAAGAAGTTTAGTTACATAATGTGGCGTGAGAGCCGCTGTCAAGAAAAAGTTGTTTCTAAGAAAAACTCAAACGGCACGAGGGATTATGGTTTACTCCAAATCAACTCGTCATGGCGAACAGTGACCAGGAACGTGTGCGGTGGGAAGACTCTTGATGTTCTTCTTGACAACCGATGCAATCTCAAGGTAGCCAAGTACCTCTTAGACAATGGCGGCATTGGTCATTGGTCGGCCACTTCGGGCTCAGCAAACTAACTAAGGCTTACCAATTGTGCGGTAAGCAGCGTAAGCGCTAAACCCGACAGCAAGCGCGGCAAACAGCGGTGGGAGCAGCAGCACGTATACGCCACTGAGAGTCATTATAAGCGTCCAAATTAGGCGGCGGTCTTCCTGGGTCATAATCAGAGTTTAATGCCGTACGTCTTGCGATAGTACGCCATCAGGGCCTTCTCTGCCTTAGGGGTGCCATGGGTGCTGTAAACACGCCCACCAAGCGCTTCCGGGGGCATGATTTTGTACGTATTGTTCTTCGCGTGAAGCACTTTAAACCCAAGGCGAGACAGCTCCGAGAAGAGCTCCTTGATTGCTTTAGTACCATGATTCCTTGCGGCCACAGTATTCTCCTTTTGTTTCGGTCCTCCTATTAAACAGGATATTTACTGAAATTGCAAATCTAAAGAATTTCTTATTTGGGGGTTGCACATTAACCAGCTTCGTGGATATGGTGTCTGTACCCCATCAACAAGTTAAAGGAACAGTTATGACGGAATATCAAGAAATAATCGCAGACAAAACAAAGTCAAAGCGAGGACGCAAGCCGCTGCCAGCCGCAGAAAAGGCACGCCGTATGGAAATCCAGAAGGAAAAGAACCGCCTTCGCCAGGAAGCTCGCCGCCGGGCATCACTCGTGCTTCAGCATCGCTATGCAGATGAATTCGACGCTCTCTACAAGGTAGAGTTTGCAAACATCGAATTGACTAAACAGTCATAAGACCTCATGCAGCCGTTTAGGCTGTATGTACCGAAGAGACCCCTGGACACGCCCCCCTTTAGTTCAGGGGTCTTTTCACGGGCCCTTAGCTCAGTTGGTTAGAGCGCCGGACTCATAATCCGTCAGTCCTGGGTTCAAGTCCCAGAGGGCCCACTCATAAGAAAGAAAAACTTAAACAATGAACACACAGTTTCGAATATGCGCTTAATCACTCGGGCTAGTAGCTCAGTGGTAAGAGCAGCACTCTTATAAGGTGCTGGCCGCGGGTTCAATTCCCGCCTAGCCCACTACACCTATACTGTCGTTATGGTTATTGACCTCGACAAAAACACCTTCCACGAACTAATCGGCAGCTCAGTCAAGCCGGTAGTAGTCCAAGTATGGGCTGCATGGTGTGGACCGTGCCAGTACTTCAAACCAATCATGGAGCAGATTGCTGCCGAGTATGGAGAAGATATTGAAGTAGCGCGTCTGAATCTAGACGAAGAGATTGAAACAGCCAGAGAGCTGAACGTAATGGACATCCCAACTGTTATCGTTTTCAATAACGGTCGTCAAGACAAGGTAATCGTCGGAGCTCACGAAAAAGACGACATGGTTACTTACTTGGACAAGTATCTAACCCGTTAGAGGGTTTCTTCTCGCTTCTTCCATGTCAGTTCTGGAGTTGCGTAATAAGTAGTGAACTGCATCCGGTAGTCAGCAATGTCTTTGTTGCGTACCCATGTCCACGCGTACGGGCAACATGGAGGAGTAGCGATGCCGTCGTCTGAGTCGTGTTCGTTGCGGTTTGGATGGCCGCCGTTTACCCGGGCAATCTTTGCCAACGCAGGAAACGTATCAAGCAACTTTACGCAGCAGTCATGACACATGTGCACCATGTAAGGAGATGAGTCATACTCAGCAATGCTGTCTACGCTGCCGAGGTCACGGTCAGGGATGCAGTCTGTAAACCCTCCATAGTGGCCAAGCGAAAGCCAGTCAAAGCTCCAGCCATAATCAATGTAGTTGCCTTCTTGCGGGTCTGAATCTTGAGCGACACCACATAGGTCGCACGTCTTTGTCTGTTGCATGTTACACAGTGTAACGCGTAGCTATTAAACAACAACCCGTACAACAAAAAAGCCCGACCCCACTAGGAGGCCGGGCTAGTTCGCAGTTCTGAATTAGAACAATTTTGCTTTAGTGGAGATTTGTGGCCACTCGGAGATTGATGTCCATGGACGCATCACCTTAATCTCTTGACCTTCTACCCATGAATTGAATCCACGAATATAGGTTGCAAGGTTGTCAGTGGTGACTCCACCGTTCTTGGTATCTCCGTTGCGGATTACCCAGTTGCGAAGTGCAAGACGTGGGTCGCCGGCGGTCATTGCTTCACCTGTAACCATTGCGTTAAGGAAGGCTTCGACTGTTTCGCGCTCTCCGCGCTCTTTAGCAACCATTCCAGCAAAGATAATCCACGCTGTACGGATGCCACCGATTGCGGAGTTAACCAAGCGACCGTGAGAGTATGCCCATTGAACGTCGTCAAAGTTTTCGCGCGTGTAGTTGAGCACGTCTTCGCCGCTGACAAGCTGAAGGTTGTCCCTGTTGCGAGGGTTAAGTCCAGCCTCCAAGACGATGAAGTACTTCACGGCAGGAGCGATATGCGAACCGCCCTTAATGCCGGCCATAGATAGAACATCGTGGTTGCCACGAGCTTTGCCGCGGTCGATAACCGAGAACACTGACTCATCAAGGTCAGACACGGCAAGAGTCTTGAACGGAAGTCCTGATTCTACGCAGGCGATAAGACGGTGCTGACCGTCAAGCAGGCGTACTTCGCCGGTAAGCGGATTGAGAGAGGTCTTGATTGACTCTCCGTTGACTTTCCATTGACTGCGCTTCATTGCATCCGTATACATGCGAACACGAGTGCGACTAATAGGGCGATTTTGTGTGTTGGACTTCAGGAGAAGTTCAGCCATCGCTGGGGTGATTGTGACGATTGACACGTTCGGGTCTTGTGAGACCTTAGTGAACATGCCCTTAAGTGGGTTATTGATATCCATGAGCACTATTAAACAGGGTCCGGATAAGAACGTCAACCCCTATTCGAGAATTTTTTCTAACTAAATAACCGGAGGGTTGAGAACGCTCTCAAAGAAGGAATGAATTTCCTTAACGATTAGTCCTCGGTCACTGGAGTCGATAGTTATATCTTCAAGACTAGTTACGTCAATCTGACGCTCAGTGAACACAGGACGCCCGTTATCCAAGTAGCGATACTGCGCAGTAGTTGTAACTATGGGCTCGTTATGGCCATAGGTAATGCTTGATACAGCTTGATATACGTCGCTATCGGGCCTAGTGAGAAAGTCTTCTCCAAGGTTTGTACCAGAAAACTCAACTACTTCTTCAATGCTCTTGAATTCACGAACATAGGTATCCGACACAAGGGAGATGATTGTTGGTTCGCCGTAGAGTGCATAACAATCGACCAGCATCTTTCGAATAACCATAAACGCATCCTCGTCTTCGTCGACAAATATTGGACAAAGATTGATTGAGTAGTCCTCAAGTGAAGACACGTCGTTATTAATTGGAGCCGCCATATAAATCAGTGTTGCCGGAATATCTATCGGGCCGCCAGCATCGTGGCACGCTTCAATCTTTTGCATCTCAATACGGGATGTCATCTGTATCGCAATACCGGCAAGTGCCCGTACTCGCAGCGATTCCCCCTCTAGTGCTGGAATGTTGTCGATGCCGCTGTGCTCTTCAAAGTGACTCATAGCTACGTTGAGAAAAACCGTGTTTTGCATAAATTCAAGCATTTCCATCGTGAAGTCGCCGTCACTCTTCATTACTTGATAGATAAAGCGCATTTTGTCTTCGGTCTCTGGGTCGTCATAGATATCCCACCCGTTACTCTCCGTCACCTGGTGAATGAAGCTATTTAGCGTTTCCATGATGCTTGATGACTCAGCGCCACCAACTTCACACATCTCTTTAAAGGTCATTGTTTCGTCGTCGTAATTAAACATGGAGCAAATATACGCGAGTTGCACTAATAAAGCAAGGCGGTCACATACAATTTGGATAAATTGAGTAGAAATGACAGAGGGCTTTATGGCACATGAATTAGACTTCACAAAAGACGGCAAAGCAAGAATGGCATACGCCGGCCATGTGGTCCCTTGGCATCGTCTTGGCACCTCTGTCCGTGAGCTACAGACCGTAGAGGCAATGCTTGCAGCCTCGTATACCGATTACGACGTGATTCTAACTAAAGTCGCAGCAGTTGACGACAATGGCGAACTAATAAGAAACACTGATGGCAAACCCGTAATGATTGAGGATTCGCGCGCAACCCTACGCATGGATACCGACGGCACGTTTGACGCCCTGGCTACTGTCGGAACCCGTTATGAGGTTCGCCAAAACAGAGAGGTACTGGAGCGCGCCATGGCCGTTATCGGAGCTTCTGATGGAGACGCGGTAATAGACACCTGCGGAGCCCTTCGTGGTGGAGCTCGGTTCTTTGCGACCATAGACCTTGGCGCAATTGTTGTTGACCCGGCTGGTGTTAACGACAAGATTGCTCGCTACCTGGTTGTATCAACTGGGCATGATGGCATCTGGCCGATTCGCTACGCAAACACCGACATTCGGGCCGTATGTAATAACACTGTTGTTCTTGGTCTCCGCGAAGCGCAGCGCGTGTTCACTGCTCGTCACACTCGTAACGTCGACTTTGCAATGGATGATGCGCGAACAGTTCTCAACCTCTCTACCGCGTGGTCTGAAGCGTTCACCCGGCAAGCAGAACAAATGCTACGTATCAATACGTCTCCTGCAACAGGGAACATAGACAAGGTTCTCAATGGTTTGTACCCAATTAAGTCAGAAGAGACGGAGAGGCAACGCCGGCGTCGTGAAGGAATACATGACACCATTCGCGCCCTGTATTCAACAGACAAAAACGCTGCACGTTTCGGACACAATGGATGGGCGCTAGTTAATGCAATTGGTGAATACTTAGACCACTTTCGCGAATCAACTCCGATGGAGCGCGCTGCAGCAAGTATGGACGACACTTCTCACGCAACACGTATGAAATTGCAAGCGTACGACCTGGTGTTATCATTGAGTCGATGAGTGATAACAGCTTCGACGGTGATGATGACTTCCTAGAAGACGACTTTGACGGCGAATCATTTATGGAACAGTTGATTAGTTTCAAGCCATCAATGATGGATGAGTACAACAACGAAGACGGTGTATTTAATTCTTTAAATGACATCGCTCAGTTCGTTAAAGAACATTACGGAGACGGCGGCATGTACTCACTGATGTGTGCAGTAGAAGCACAGACTGGGTGGAGCCTAGAAATAGTTGGCTCAAAGAGTGACCTTGAGCAATCGTTATGGAACCAGTACGGCATATTTGATGAACGCGCATGGCTAAAGGCTCGCAATTCCCCATACTGGGACATGATGGTTAGGGAAGTGTATTCCGTATCAAATACTTGGCAGCAACATATCGTTGCATCGATAGCCGACAAGCAGGTACCATTCCCCGTACGAATCAAACACGCATGGCGGGTATTGACGCGACGCTTCTAATGCTTTAGAGTCGCTCAATTGCGGCAAGGAGCATTATGCAATTGGACAATCCACCACGTAACGGAGCATGCACCGGCAAACCCGTTAGCTGGTTTTATCCGGACCCTAGAGGGCGTGGGATTACCCGTGAAGCTCGACTTGCTTTACAAACTTGTAAGTCGTGCGCGGTAAAGGACGACTGCGGAAACTATGCACTCAAATGGGAACTTCACGGCATATGGGGCGGCATGACCGAACGTGAACGACACGTAATTCGCAATCAACTCGGAATTATGCTAGAAATTCCTGGCTACCAAGACCCAATACTCACCAGGAAACGTAAATGACACAACAATCGCCAGTAGACAATGTACTAAGCAAGCTTCGCAACGTGAAGAAGGCTGGCTCCAACTGGCATGCAAGCTGCCCGTGTCGTGCTGATGACGATAACCCGTCGCTCTCTGTTAAGGAAGGTGACGATGGCCGCGTCTTGTTCTCGTGTCATTACGGCTCACCATGCAACGTGAACCAAATCTGCGAAGCATTGAACATGAAGGTCAAAGACTTGTACCCGGCAGAGAAGCAAATCACTGCCGCAACAGTGCAGAAGAAGAACAAACTCGTCAAGGCTTACCCGTATCGCGATGAAGAGGGAACCCTGCTCTTTGAGAAGCTGCGTTTTGTTACTGAAGACGGCAAGAAGACATTCCGTCAACGCCGGCCTGACCCAAGCAACCCATCAAAGTATCTGTACGACCTTGATGGCGTACGAAAGGTGTTATACAACTTGCCCGCAGTGGTTAGGGCCGTGGCAGCAGGAGAGCCGATATGGATTGTTGAAGGAGAGAAAGACGCTGACTCACTAATTGCGCTTGGCATCACTGCGACAACAACAACACTTGGTGCTGGAGTTTGGGAAGCAGAACACACCCGTCCACTAATTGGTGCGTATATAGAAATAGTTGCAGACAATGACAAGCCTGGAATAGAACACGCACTAGACGTAGCAACGAAACTGCGCTCCGCTGGCTGCACAGTAAACACATGGGTTAGCAAGGACTTCAAAGATATATCCGACCACCTTGGCGCAGGCAAAGAGCTTGACGAATTATGCGAGATGGATGAACAGGGTGACGTAGTAGTTCCCGACCTGGCGAGTGACTTCGTAAAGACAGTGCGCGACAAGATGCTAGATGTATTTCAGAACACCGAGCTCGATGACTCTCAAGTCTTCAGTCGTCTTGCTCTGATTCTCGGCAATGCTCCAACGGAGAACAAGCGCGTGCATGATGGGCGTCTTGTTAAGTGGTCTGAGTTCATCAAGGAAGAAATCGACGAGACATACCAGTGGGTTATCCCTGGTGTTATCGAAAAGCAAGAGCGAGTAATTGTTGTTGCCGCAGAGGGTGTTGGTAAAACAATGCTTGCTCGCCAGATTGCAATTTGTTGCGCGGCCGGAATTCACCCGTTCACCTATCAACGCATGCCTCGTGTGCGCACGCTTACGGTTGACCTAGAAAACCCGGAGCGCATCATCAAGCGCACGTCCAGCAAGATTATGGCGGCAGCAATTGGACGCGGTTTTGAGACAGACATTGATGCACACCTTCTTATTAAGCCCGACGGCCTTGACTTGTGTAGCGCGGCTGATAGGGCAATGCTTGAAGCTCATATCGAACGCATTCGTCCAGAACTTATCTGTCTTGGTCCTCTCTATAAGTCGTATATCGATTCCGGAACCCGTACCTCAGAAGCTTTGGCCATCGAAGTGGCCCGCTACCTAGACCAGATTCGCGATGTCTATGGCTGCGCGCTGTGGCTGGAGCATCACGCTCCTCTTGGTTCGATGGGTTCACGCGACTTGCGCCCGTTCGGTTCGTCTGTATGGTCTCGCTGGCCAGAGTTCGGTATTGCCCTACAGCCCGACCCGACAGCGCTGGAGGGGTTTACCTACGAGGTGCGCCATTTCCGAGGTGCTCGTGACGTACGTGAATGGCCGACTAAAATGAAACGAGGAACTCTTTTCCCATTTGAGGTCCTCGAATTCATGAAGGTCGATTAGTTATGGCAAACAACAATGCTCTGTCCAGGGAATTCCTGGCAGAAAGAGACCTGCGCATCTTTAAGATGAGACAGGCAGGCGTAGCCATCAACGAGATTGCGCGCCGATTCAACATGAGTTCCTCTTCGGTCAACGCGTCTATACGCCGTCAGCTTGAGAAGATGAACAGAGAGGCCCTCCTTGCCTACCCAGAGGTCCTCAGGCTTGAGCTAGAGCGCCTGGACGCCCTACAGCAGTCAATATGGCCCATGACGCAGCACAGGCGTGTAACGACAGAGGACGGCTCTGAGATGAACGTAGAGCCAGACATGAAGGCAATCCAGCAAGTCCTCTCAATTATGGACAGAAGAGCCAAGCTGCTTGGCATGGAGCAGAATAATGTCAATATTCAGCTAGACGTCAGCAATCAACAACTTCCTGTCAGGGCGGCGCTGTCTGGAGCAGAAAAAGACACAGTTGCACTGTCTGCCTTCTCCCCCGAGAACGAAGCACGCAAGCTTTTGGAGATTATGGGCCGCTCAGGTGTGCTGCCTCGTGAAACAGTTAATGCAATACTCTCTGATGGGAAGATTAACGACGAGATAATCGACGCTGAAGTGGTTGAACCAGAGGAAATAAATGAGTAATAACGAAGAAATCGACAACATAGAGGCTGCGATGGACAAACTTGCAGAGACCCTTGAACCAACCCGCAAGCCAAGCACTGGTTCTACTCCAGGTGAACCGGCAATGAAGCAGGTAATAATCCGAGCGACAGAATTTGACCAGGACAGATGGAAAACAGCTGCTGAAAAACAGGGTCTTTCGCTTGCTGAGTTTGTTCGTCGTGTATGCAACGAAGCAACCACTCTTGAGCTTGATTGTGCTCACCCACTACAGTTCCGCAAGACGTACCCGTGGTCAGAACGCTGCACTAAGTGCAACGCTCGTCTTCGTTAGCGATTAATAAGCTTTTCGTCAAGCTCGCTAAATAGGCGCTGATTGGCCTTGTAAAGCATGCGCGATGTGCGCTGTTCACGCTTTAGGAGCGTTGTCTTTCGGCTAACCAATGCTCCAAGCATGATGATTGTGATTATTGCTGCAATGTCTGCTGTTGTACGCATAAGTACGAACATAACAAAAGCCCGAGGGTAAGTGGTGGATACCCCCGGGCTTTTGTTAGAAGCTACTACTTGATTGGGCAAGCACCCGTAGCGCAGTTGTCCAAGTCAAGCTCGTCAGCAAATGACGAAGGCGAGATTGCCATGCTGAAGTCAACCTTTGAGAGAAGCTTCTGATACGTCGCTTCGTCAATTTCTTCATAAGGAGGAAGTGGGAAGTTGTGGTCAGCATGCAGCAGGAACGATACGGACTTAACACCCGTGTCGTAGTTTTCTGAAAGCCATGTCTTGATGGCGGGAAGTTCTTCCTTGCGGTAGTACACAGTTACAGACACGGCATTGTCAGCCCAGTCTGTCTGCATCTTCTTAACCCATTCAAGCTGCTCTAGCGCTGTCATCTCTGCGGCGAGAACTGAACCCTCTGGAGACTGGCAAGGGAACTCAACAACATATCGCGAGTGGTCTTCGCGTCCGTCAATACCAATGTCCCATGTCACTTTGTATCCACGCTTGCGGCATGCGTCAACAAGAGGGTCAGCAGCACCAAAACGAACGCGGCGAATGTAGTGACGAGCAAATGCGGGATGCACTCCAGGTGTGACTCCTGGGAGAAGCGACAAGGTTCCGGAAGGCTGCACTGTCGTGAGACGTACTGATACTGGAAGATTGTTGTCGTGTGAATACTTGACGTCGTAATCACGCAAGTGTTGGTATGCAGGGTCAAGCCATGACAATTGGTCTGGTGTTGACTGCAAGATACCCGTAATCGATTGTCCAAGTCGTGCATTCTTGCGAACGATTGCTGAAGTCTTCTCGTACGGGTAGTCCATGCGTGTGATGTTCTTCTGTGTCTTGTAGAGGAGCTCACTGATTTCTTTGAACTGTGCTAGTGACTGAATGTTAGGAAGAAACAGCGTTGCAAGGTTGCAAGACTCACCATCTGCAAGGCCAATCTCTGCGCATGGGTTAAAGCCTTCGATTGAGTTGTCAGTACGTACTTCACCAAGACGTCCAAACTTGCGTGCCAAGCGACGATTCACCAATCCGTATGGTTCACCCGTGCCGTCGTATCCCTTCCACAACTCGGGTTGAATCTCATCGTAGTGGTCAGCGTAGATACTGTTGTTTGAGTTGGCACGATACGCAGGGATGTTTCCACTACCCCAGTTCTTTGCACGAAGGAAGAGAACATCATCTGGGTCTCCAATAGCAATCTGTGCAGAGCGACGTGAAGAGCCCGACACAACAATCTTTCCAATGATGTTGCAGATGTCGAGCACGTCGATTGAACGAAGCTTCTTGCCAATGCGGTTGTCCATCACTTTACAGATGTCACCAATGCCTTCGATGAGCGCGCCAGGTCCGCTTGCTGTTCCACCAAACGTCTTGAGTGGTGCTCCAAATTCACGAACCAGAATTGTTGAGTAAGAGAATGAACGACCCGTATCAAAGTAAGACTTCAGCACGCTGTGCAAGAGACGACGCCATCCTTGACGTGAGTCGGGAACAATAATGTCTGCATCGTTGCTTCGTTCGTGAGTAATAACAACACCCGTCTTAACTTTTGGAAGGTCATGAATCTTGCTGCGTTCAACAGAGAAACCAACACCTCCACCAAGCATCAAGTAGTCAAACAAAAGTTCGAAGTCTTCTACTTTCTCGATGTTTGTGAAGTAGCAGTTGTTTAGTGAAGTTGCATTGAACTTCTTTACAAGTGGAGTACCAAGCTGCCACAGTGCGCGGCCAGAGAAGAGGCAACGAAGATTGAACATGTGGTCGAACAGCGTTTCAGCTTCTTGTGTTGTGTATGGAACGCCAACTTCTACAGCGCCATCAATGACTCGACGAATGGTTTCTACGAATGATTCGTTACGACCGGTACCTTCAATGGAGCGGCTGTATGTGCGGAGGAAAACGATTTCTCCGAGACCACCGAAGCCCCATGGTGGTGTTTGTGTCTTGTATTGTGCAATGAATTCGTCGGATAAAATCGACATGTAAACCTCATGTTTTGTTTGGGTGGACAATGATTGTACACCCGTGTGCATGAGAAGTAAAGCCTAAATAATCCCTAACTCTTTTGCTCGTGCGATTGTGACGTAGCTTCCGGCACGTGCTATGAGGACTTTCGACTTCGTAAACGGAGTGAGCTGCACTTCCTCGATGATGTCATTTTCTACAAGAATCTTTTGATTATCATTCATTGAACCCGCAGTAGCAGTTACGCCGAAGATGTGACTCGGTTCAGCTTCCGTTGTAGTGCAGTCGCCTGTCGTGTGTCCACAGATAATGCACGGCTCACGATTCGCCGGCATGAAAGGAAGGTCGCCATACAGCATCTGATAGTTGTCGCTCATGCGTTAATGGTACGCCAGTTAGTAGTAGAGCCACATGTAGTACGCGAAAGCAATCCACCACAGTATTGCCGCGCAGGCGAAGTGCTTTAGATTTTTCATACTCGTATATCTTACCCGTATGTAGTTTGGCCGGCAAGGCAGGATTTGAACCTGCGGCCTGCGGATTAGAAGTCCGATGCTCTATCCAACTGAGCTACTTGCCGATTTCTAATTATGCCCCTATGATGCTCTCCAGTCAAACAAGGGAGACACAATGCCAAGCAAAGAATTACCGTGGGCAATTCGATATCCAGACTACGGGGTGCCATTTAAGGTCATCTCCTATGGTTCGTATGCACAGATACTGATTTACTATGCGGACTTTAAGAAGGGCCCGTTCAGCTACGAGGACCACATGACACTGCGTTCGAAAGAGATTCGCAAAGATTCGTGGGTTAGTTCAGCAAAGAAACTTGTTGGGCTTCAGTGGCTCAAGCAACTAGATGATGGCAAGTACGTTATTACTCCGCTTGGTTCACAAGCAGTACGTCGTATTGGCAACCGCAACGCAATTAGGCGTGCGAACCTCAAAGAGACTAAGGACGCTTAAACCAGGCAAGAACACGCTTGCGCAGTGAGGCTGACTTTATGTCGTTTGCTGTAATTAGTTCAGAGACAAAAGTTACGGCAGTTTGTGGGGCAACACCCGACACTGACTTGATGAGCTCTTTGGCTTCAGTAACAACATCATCAACTTCTTTGCTGACACGTACTGTTGCTTCTTTTAGTTCTGCGCTAGAGCTAGACGTCTTAGATGGACGACCAGGTTTTCTTTTAGCTTCTGCTTGTGCATTAGCTTTCTTTGCAGGGGCCTTAGAAGCTGCTGCCTTTTTAGCAGGAGCCTTCTTAGTAGCTGTCTTCTTTTGTGCTGGTTTCTTCTTTGCTGCCATGTGCCAGACATTATCACCCGTGATGCACCCGTAGTGAATGTACGTAAAGTAGCCTTGTCTTTATGCGTGAAGGACCAAGAGCAGATGACACCATAGATAAGGTCGCCTTTGTGGTCGAGGCTGCATCGTTGGCAAAAGAGCTGATAGTCAAGGACGCCGGCATTGGTGAAGACTTGACCTTTGGTCTATATGCATGGAAAGACGATTACCTTGTAGCTATCCTGCAAATGAGACCTGAGCATATGTGGATAGACAAGTACGAGCGATTCAAGAAGCTGACCAACGTGGCGTGTGTTCTTCGCAAGGCATGGAGTATTGATGAGTTTACTCTCGTGGCTGAGGGATACTGTAGTAGTGACCCGGAAGCTACCCGTGGCCTAGAGCTAGACGAGGCGTACGTGACGATGGACGAAGTGCGTTCATGCCTTACCTTTACTCACGTTAACGAGATAGAGACTGCGATAGTGACGCGGCCTTACAAACTAACAGTGCCGCGTAAGGTGGAGTATGACGAAGAGATGTACTTCCCTGGTCAGTCGATACTAAGACGCAAGGATGGCGTCATACCTGCAATGCTCCTAAGAGTGATTGACACGGTAGAACCTGACGATGTGCCTGAAGACGACGACGCTTACTATGAGGCGCTAGATGAAGGCCTGCACCAAGAAGGCTTTGTAGCGCAATGGTTCTAGACATAGCATGACAGAGCTTCAATGGTCTTGGCTATTGGCCAGCATGGGTATCGTAGGCATGTACTTCGTAGGCAAGAAGAGATGGGAAGCATTCCTGTGGCTGATTGTGATGGAGTGCCTATGGGTAGTGTTTGCTATACAGACAGGTACGTATGGGTTCATCGTTGGCTCTGTGTCCTATGTGGCTGTGTATGCACGTAATGCAAAGCTGTGGAGAAATAGCAGCAAGAGTATTGACTAACCCATAAGGTCACCCGTATGCTGTGTGGCATGAGCGACTACGACAGGGACGACCTAGACCATGACCTATACCTAATGGTTAAGGCAGGGTTATTAGATGTGAACATGCGTGAGGATGGTGAGTGGGTATATCACGTCACTGATGCATCGCTGAAGATGACAGAGGAAGAACGTGACTACATCATTAGTCACCTCAACGACTACGAGGACAAAGAGTAGTTCCACCCGTAGGTCACCCGTGATGCCGTTTGCCTGCCCTATGCGCCGGCCACGACTGAAACACTAAGGCTTCATTGGGATGTCAGGAGAGTTGAGCTTGTACTCAACGTGTCCGACTATTGCCGACGCCGGCACTGAACCAAAGTACGTGAAGCATCGCATGCCATATGGGTAGAAGTCAGAAGAGAAGTCTTCCTTAGAGTCTATTAACAACGTCTGGTCTAGGTCAGCGACACGTATCTTTACAGCTACTCCAGTGCTGAACCTGTCAAATGCTGGTGCTGTAATGTTCTTGCCATCAAACTCAAACTCAGTCACGCCATTGAGTCGTATGCCTCCTGTGAGGTTGATGAAACCAATAGCGTATGTGTCACGATTTACAAGCATGAAGCCTACGTCATCATTGCTATGAAGGCCTTGTTGTAGTGCTTCTTCTGCTTTGTCTGGCCATACTGGGGCATACAGATACTCAAGCGTGTCTTCTAATACTTCTGGCATATCACTAACCTCCAGTGGCTAATTATGTATGTGCAGTTGTGCACACTACACTATCGCCGGCATCGACTATATATAGAGGGCCGTGCCCCATAAACGCGCAAATTTTTTTCACACGGCCGATTTGTGTGGGGAGACACACGCCGGTGCTTCATGGCTAATCCTCTAATAGATTTACCAGAACCACTCTTGGTCGTCATTTGGTCGTCGCTAGAAGTAGTCATCCATCGGTGGTAACGATGGCTCGCCGGCGAAGAGTATGTCACGCAAGACGGCAGCTATGCAGTTGCTCAGGTAAAAAGCCTCTTCGGCCTCTTGTTGTTTACGGTTCGGTTCTAAAGAGCCGGATAGTTCGACCATTCGTCGCTGCCAGTGCTTCGCTGTTAGGTCGTGCTCGTTGTAGGCGTTGTGTAGTGCTTCATACGCTCGTAGGGCCTTTGCTTCGTCTGTCTTGTTCTCGTTCATCCCTATTGTCCTTTAATGTCAATGACGCGGCTAAATGTAATCAAGGGGCCACTCGTCCGTTATCTTTCCAAAAACCGTGAGTGATTGGCATCTTGTCTTCAAAAAATGTTTCGCATGCTGCTGCAAATTGGCGAATCTCGTGCTGAGCATCTTGTCCAAGACGCAAGGACAGGAAATTCATCAGTGAACGAGCATTGACCGTCCAGTAGAACTCTGTGTACGCGCCTACCGGAATGACGCTACGCGCCAGTTCTTTGGCTAAGCCCTGGCTAAGGAGGTCCTGGTACGTATTCCAGGCACTCTCGTAGGCATTGGTCATGACGCTATCGATATGAGCGCATACGGCTTCGTCGTCAATCGGCTCGAAGGTGTAGCTGCCTGGCTTGCCGGTCTGGGTTCGCATGTCTTCCCAGTCGGGAACGTAGAACTCTTCAATCATCTCTGAGTAGCGGCCTGAGTACTCGTTGAACGACCCCATGCGGTGTCGGAACCACTCGCGCGCGACGAATATCGGGCACTTGACATGAAACATGAAGCTATTGTGCTCAAACGGCGTTCCGTGACGGTGCTCCATCAGGAAGCGTATAAGTTGAACATCGGCCGGCGTCATCGATTCGGTTGACTTCCCAAAAGACACACGTGCCGAGTTAACAACACTAATGTCCTTCGCCATTGAGTCCACCAGACGGACAAATCCATAGTCCAGTACTGTGTGCGTACTACCCATCCACTCGGTCATTATTTATATTCCCTCTTTGTTGTTCGGATTAATTTATCGAAACTGTATTGTTTTCCAGCTATTGTGTTTTTCATGTACATATAGATAAACAGGTGCCCAATTATGATTCCTAGCTCAAATGCTATAAATATCTGTAAAAAACTGGTGACCATTACACTGTCGATTTCTTTATATCTAAGCCAAGAGAGTGAGCAAAAGCTCGAGCCTCATCTGGAGATACGAAGGTAGCCCCAATGTGGTGCGCACCAGAACGCTGGCGTATTAGTACCCACTCGTCTTTTTCGAACATCTTGACTACATGGTAGGAGTCATCTCCCTTAATTTGGATTCCCTCGGAAACGAAGTCGTAAATCATTTTTTCTCAGCTTTCATTTTCAGTTCGTATGCAGCTACGTGGTCAGCGCACTGACATACCTTGTCATTTAGTTCGCACATCACGACATCGTAGAGACCCCAGGCGATTTCTTGCCATTCACTAGCAAGGCGCGTCTCATCAGCCAAATTGTTGAGTAGTTCACTGGCATGCTTGCCACAGATTCGCACCGGCTCAAAGCCGGCGAACTTACACCGGCATGGGAGCTTCATGATTCGTATCCAAAATAGCTATTAAGTGCCTTTGTTACGATTTCCGCGCGCGCGCGAGAGACTCCACGCATCCAGTATTCAGCTGTCTTGTCGTCATGAAGAAGGATTACGTCACCCCATTCTTCTTTTTCATCGTCGTCGAATACGAATGATTTTTCGTGAAATATTAGTATGAACTTCATTTTTTCCTTTTTAAGCATCATATTTTTGATTAGTGAGCATATCAAGCACATCTTCCGGAAATATCAAAAACCCCTTTGCAGGGTTGTCGCTTCCAGCAGCAAACATGCGCTTTGTACCCTCGTTAAATTTATCTGTATTAGAGCGTAAATAGCGCTTTAAACGGTCTACGGCTATTACGTGAAAAGCTCCATCTAGGGCGTACTGGTACACCCACCACTTAGCTTTTGTCACGTTTATGCCTGAATCAATCCAGGTCCCATGGGCCCCTGGTTGCTGCTGGGTTTCGACTGCCATGCGGCCATTCCGGTATCGGTCCGACTTGACCTCGAAAGAACCACTGGAAATATCGACCAAAAAATCGGAAATAAGACTCTCGCCCTTCTTCCCGTATTCCAGGTCCTTTCGCCAGTTCGGTTGCGGTATGTCGTAATCGTTGAATTTCATTTTCTTCCGTAACTAATTTCATCTGTTCTTTGCAGACTGGGCACCTGCCTATTCCTCGCACAATATGTGCGGTGTGTACTGGCCAGTATCGACAGCACTTAAGAAACTTGAGTGGACCATACTCAACTTCCATGCTTTCAAAACTCATGCTGTGTCCACCCAGTCCCACGACCAGACACTAAATGGGTGTAGTCCAATACGAGAGGCAAGCCTGTCTGCCTCATATGGGTCAAGCTTTATTTGGGGCCGGCGAATCCACTTATTTATGGTCTTTTCCGGCATGTACAGGACGGCTGCAGCTTCTTCGGCAGTCAGCTCTGGCCCCATACTGTTGAGCAAGCGTCCAACATCAAGACGCGGTTTATTAGTCCTGCGCAGCATGTTTTTCAGTCTTTAATATAAATCGTAAGGTCATGGACACAAAGTAGTCCGAAGCCACACTGGTGTCAATAGGCATAACGCAACGCGTTAGCAAATATTAGGAGTACTGAACAACTCCGGCAGGCGCAGTTCTTGCTGTGAGGGCTTGAATAGCAAGAGTAAGCTCTTTAATAGCTATTTCAATTGAGGCAAGACGCTCATTAATTAGTTCGAGTTCATGTGAATAGCTCATTTGGAACCCCTTGATTTTTTGCTGTTAGCTTTAATCTTCTTAGCCAATTCTTCAACTGAGTTTTTGGCGCTAGAAAAGTTTAGCGCAACAGTGGCGTCTTCTGCCTGAACATCCTTAATGCCATTAGCTTCTATGTAGTCCATATAGGAATTACGCCAAAAACGTTGTACAGCGGCAGCCATTTGGTCGCCTTCTTTTTGGTTTTCTGGAGATTTAGCTGGGGTCATGGCCAGGTGCTTCCGGTTAGGTAGTTGGATAATTCGGGAAATGCTCTTGCGAGTATTGCTCGTTGATTGAAACTGAGCAAGTTTCTAGTCACTCTACTTGGAGAAAGTGCTGCAGTCAAAGTTTCTGATAACCATTCGGGAGGAGAGCTTGCTGCATAATCGCTGACGGAATCTTTAAGCATCATGTTTACAAAGCTCAGGTCAATACCGGCAGCAGACTGCCAACTTGGTTTGTTAAGCAGAGACAGAATAACATGCGCATCCTGGGCGTCTTGATTTTTAGGGTCTGCTTCTATGTCGAGTTTTGCTTTAGCTAAAGCGTTGTTGTGTATCGAGTGGGACGCCTCGTGCCGCAATACCGTCACAGGGCTACCCTCGTCAATAACCGCAGGCCTAGAGAACTTGCTCATTCTTTGTGTAGCAAGAACCTCGGTGTACCGCGTAATCATACTTAATGGGTCGTCTGGAAATCTGTCTATGAAAAACTCCGGGCTGATTCCCCAATGCCCGCGAAGCAACAGTTCAGGGTCTTGGAGAGCATCGTTTACTTGTGCTCCCTTGGGAATAAAAGAACTACTACCAACCGGGAGTATTGCAGAAATACTACTGTTCATTAAAGTCACACCATTACCTGCTCCAGGCATGTTTTGTGCACGCACTTCTGAGTTGGGGAAAAACTTGGGCTTACCATCTGCTCCAGTTATTTCTTGAGCAGAGAAAATTGCAAACTGTGGAAATCCGTAAGTGTTGGCAAGAAGGTACATTTCCGGAGAGGCCATATACATCATCTCAATGTTGTACTGAAGCTGCTGTAAATGCCATGGGTTAAAATCCGGAGCGTAGTTGTTTAACCTTTTAGACAGGTATGTTTCTGCAGATATTCTTTGCTCGGCATTTACCATTGCTATGTACTGAGCCTTAGTCATCGGGCTTCCATCTGGATTTATGGCAGCAGGGTCTGCCTTCCACTTATTGCTTTGGTTAATGTCGGCTAGGCGTTTAATAAAAACGGGATTGCGCTGAACATAGTTTTGCATTGCTCGTTCGCGAAGCGACTGCATGTCTTGAGCTATGAGGCCTTTTGTTATTTCGCGTATGTCGCCTAAACGTCCTAGATATTTTTCTTGAACTTTTGTTCCCATAGAGCCAGTAATTTTGGAACTCCTGCCCAGGTTTTTTTCAAATGTTCCTGTGATGGGGTTAAAGGTTTCAACCTGCTCAAGGGTGATTTTTTTAACTTTTGTTCGCTGTCCGTTGCGCTCTATGTAGTCAGTTGATGTTCTAACATACTTAAATCTTCCTTGCGTCACCTGCTCTGTAACGTCTGTAACCCATTCGCCACCGATGTTAAATTGATGCATATACTCCTCACCAGCAGCATCGCCAGTACGGGCTCCTGGGACTATCTCTAGTATTACTCCAGGGGTTGTGTCACCATCTACGCCAATTGCATACATTTTTGCTGTTTGCAGGTCTGAGGTAAAAGCCGACAACGGCAAAGTTATTATTTCGCCAGCTGAAAGATTCATCACCTGGTCCCCGGGAGTAACGTTTGAAAGCCCTCTATATATAGGGCGCATGTTCACTTCTTTACCACTATTAATGTAATTAAGACCTATGAAAGCATCACGAATAGCCCTACGAGCATCGTTCATTTCCGAACGAGAAATATTCGGCGTTGTTCCGTTGCCAAGAAGGTCGTGAACGTGTGTGCCTTCATCGTCTCCCATGTATCCAGCAGAGCTTGGAAGAGGTTCACCCATTAGTGCAGCAGAAGCAAGACGCATGCCGTAGTTGCCGCGCCATCCAACCCATTCATCGTATGCATCTACCCACTCTGTATATTCATTAGGGTTTACATCAAAAGTAAAATCCAAATCTCCGTACTTCACGGTGACTGTTGAGTTTTTATTATCTTTTTTGACTACATCTATAGATGTTGTAATCTTTTTACCCTTAGTGGGATTTTCGTTAGCCATTGCGCCAGTAATAACTCCCGGCGTTTTGATTGTTTCACCACGTGCTGGAGGAGTGTCGGCATCTGTTTTTGGCAGTTTTGACCTTCTGTTTGCCCTAAGGGAAGACGGCTCAGTAGGCAGTACTGAAGAACTTGTAGCTCTTCTTCGTAGCTCTGCTCTGGTAAAGTTTTTTCCACGCCTAGGTGGAGTTACTATCTCTGTTGGGTCAACGGGGTACTCGTCCTGAAATGCAAACCCACCTTCGTTTCTTCCTCCCGGTCGTGTTCTTGCCAGTACGTATTCATTAGCCCCAGTCGTGCTTAGGATTCTGTTTACAGTAGATACAGATATCTTATTACGTGCTGCAATTTCTTTTTGAGTAAACTGAGTAGACAAAAAGTCACGTACTACGTCACGTTCTAATTTTTCTTTAGCGGCCCACCAGTCTGAAGACACTGCTCCAGATATTTTTCTTGTCTCTCTGCGTGCTGTTGTTTTGTTGGTCTTTGGCTTTGGTTTTCCAATTGAGCCTGACAGCTTTTGTTGAGCTGATTCTCTACGAGCCATAGCTTCGTGATATTTAGTCCAGTCCCTACCTCTGTCATACATTCCTCCATGATAAGCAATTGATTCCTCGCTGTAAGCAGGACGAGCTCCTAAGACTTTTATTTTGTCTTCATCAAAAACAATTACGTGACTTGACTCTGCTCCATCTCCTGGAGTGTTAATCCAAACAATTCCATCGTGACCAGCGGCTCGTGCTAAAAGATTTAATTCTTGTGTGGCCAACCCGCCTGCATCAGAATGCATATTTATTTTTCCGCCATTAACTATTTCTTCATAGTATTTAATTTGCTCAGGGCTTGGTTCGTATTTAAAGGTTATTTTTACTCCAGCAGGAGAATCGTCTCCACCTTTAGCCACGTCTAGCAAGAGTTTGTACAAACCGCGTACTTTTTCTGTACCTCCTAGTTGTTTTATGTACTCTTCTTGCCTTTCCTCGAGTGTGGCAGCCCTATTTTTTCTTTCTTTAGAATCATCCGGATACCATTCATGTGTGGTATTTTCGTCAGGCTCAAGTACTCCGACATTTACAACTATGGGGTTTTCTAGCTCGAGTCTTGCCACGAGTCGTCTTATTTTCTTCAGCTCCTCTGTCGAGTTGCGGTGTAAATCTTCACCATAAGCTTCGGCCATATAGGGGTCGCCATCAAAAGAAAAATTTCCGCCTCGGCCAAAATTTCCAGAACCTCTGATTTCGTACTTCTTTGATTTTATTATTGATTCAATGTCTGCTTCACTAGTTGAATGTAGGCCTAGTATTTTTACCGGCTTTCCAGTTTCTAAGTCGTAAGAATATACTGGATGATTTTTGTAATTGACAGAAGGCTCAGCGTGCCCTTCTCCAAGTTCAGGGTCGTCTACAACAGGCCAGCCACCCCAAAAACCAATACTCTTGCCAACTGCTTCGGCATCTAAGTCTAATTTAGGGTCGTCTATATAATCAAGAATTGACTTTGTTGGTTTCGGAGTTGTGCCAATAGAGCCCTTTAATCCTGTTGAAGACCTAGGTATTGTCATCCGTCCGTCTTCATCTGGCAGTCGATACTTGACTAAGGTTTTAAGCACCTCTCCTGGCTTAGAATTTCTTTCTTTCGCCAACTCGACAACCGTCTTGCCGGCGTCATACATGTCAAGTAGTTCTTGGTCATCTTTTGGAATCTCGATTGATGAATCCCTGGTTGCAGTTGTTCTCTTGCGACCTTTTTGCGCAGACACAATATTGGAAACCCTATTTATGGTCATTCCTTCTATTTCTGCTATTTCTCTAGTCGTCTTTCCGGCATTGTGTGCGTCAAGGATACGCTTAGCTCGTTCGGGATTCGGCTTCCAACGCGGCTCTTCTGTTATTTCGCCACGTTTGCGTGCTTGATTTAGGGCCCAGCCAACTCCCTGTACGGTTGTTCCTTCTGCTTCGGCTATATTCTTGCGACTTTCACCAGCTTTATACCTTTGAACAATTCGCTTATCACGTTCTGTCATCTGTGCTGTTCTTGCCATTGCTCCAGTAACGCGAGAAGGTTTGGGGACACGTGGTGCTCCCGGTCTTTCAAAACGTGTTGCGTCTTGTACTTTTCCGTCGCCGTCGGCATCTATAGCATTAGGGTCAAACCGGTCAGGGTTATTTAGTTTGCGTAGAGACTTTTCATCAACGGGAACGTTTGCGCGCTTTTTTACAAAAGACGAATGCATTTGTCCTGTTTCCACAATATTGTTATCCACCATTGAGTGGAGATATGCAACCGCACGTTTTCTGATTGTTTTAGGCTCTTCAGATAGTGATTTTGTCTTAGGTCGAGAGTAAGTAATAGGGTCATCTATGCCGATTATTTGCCTCATTGTGTCTCTGTCTATCCACGCATCACGTTTTTCTTGGATTATTTCCCAAATCAATCTTTTGGCTTCTTGGGCTGTTTTAATTCCTCTTTTTTCGTCAACTTCTTCCCATGCCGCAAGTTGAGATGTCATTATTCTGTCAAAGAACCCCCATGCTACTTGGTCGATTATTTCGTCATCGCCTTCACTCACTGTTTCAGCAGCATGAACCATTGCTAAATAGTTAGCCCACTCTCCGTGCCTATCAAAGCCACGCCCGGTTCCAAGATGTCCGTAAAAGTCATGCATGACTTGTACGTATTCCATCTGATACATCTCTGTGCCAAACATCATGTCGTTTGAAAGTCTTAAAAAACGTTCGTATATTGCATCAAATGGATGGAAAGGCGTACCTGGCATATATTGTTCGCCAAGAGATTCACGCATATCGCTATATTCGCTGCGTGGAAGAAACAGGCCATTGTCGGCTTTTTTGTACAACTTCTCACTGATTGTTTCGGCGTACGCGCGTTTCTCATTTTTGTTTTCTTTAAGATTTTCAAGAATAGCTTTATACATTCGTATTCTTGCTTCAGACGAGGGAATCCTTACGTTAGAAAAATCCCCATCAAAACCAATCAATTCTCTTATCTCGGGGATAGGGGGAGCAACGATTGTAAAAATACCATCAGGTGACGGTTCGATTTTTATACCATTGACTAGGTCCATTATTCGTTTTTCGGACCATTGTCCTTTTGGGGTTACGTTTCTAATTCTAGAACGTTCAAAAAGTTCACGGTCTCCGCCGGCCATCTCAAATATAACCGAAGGTATTTTTTCCGGCGCTAAGTCATATAAGGATGGGTCCTTGATTAAAGCATCTATTATTTCAGGCACGGGTTGATTAATGTCAAAAGGCTTTGACATAGCCCCACTAATAGTTCTTGCTGTTGCAGGGCGCTCAAACCTAGTTAGCTCTTGAACAATGCCGTCGTTGTCTCCATCTATGGCGTCCGGGTCGAACGCTTCTAATCTAGATGCACGACCTATTGTTGGAAGTTTTTTAATAACGCGGCGTGGCATGATGACAATTACTTTGAAACTATTCCGTCTGGAATTACAGCAAATCTACATTTACCATTCGGTTCAATAGCTGCAAGCTCGTCTATTTCTTTTGAAAAATCATTCATTTTATTACTCCGTAAGAAAACTAATACAACATTATCCCATGTGGACAAAACCCCCGGGCACTCTTGTTAAACAAGAAATCCCCCGCCTTCAATAACAAGGACAAGGGATTTCCTGGATAAGCCCTAAGGTAGGCATGTTTTAATTATGCCATAGATAGCAAAAACCCCGCCCACACCCGAAGGTATGAGCGGGGTTCCGCTTAATGCTTATTAGGCTGCTACTGGAGCGTTGTCGAACGTTACAGAGACAAATGACTCTGGACGCTTGACAGCAAGCGCGAGGCGCTGCTCAGCAAGGATGACAATCGCGTTACGCACGAAGAAGTCTGCATGCTGTTCCGAAATACGGATGCTTGCTTGTTCACGGTCGTAAAGTTGAGCACCTGTACCGAATGCACCGATAAGAGCCTGGCCTACTGGCATTGCTGGAGTGTCCACGACAGGAACGCGCCAAAGCTTTGGCTCGCCACCCATTGCAACCGAAACTGCGATGAGGTACTGACCGTTTGAGTCCTTGGTAAGTTCGATGTCTTCCCAGTCCTGTGGGTTCAAAACGACACCAGTTGGTTCGTAGTAAGCCAACAGGGCAAGAGTTGCGGCACGGCGGATTGCATCAGCCTTTGTGTCTGCAACTGGTGCTGTTGCACCGTCTGACCAGTCGTATGTCTGAATACCGGTGGTGTTCAAGATTCCGTTAAGGTTTTCGCCAATGCCGTCACCTTGAAGGATTTGGTAATCCTCTTGGAGACGAAGTCCGTAAAGGAGTTCATTGTCGATGATTGAACGCAATTGTGGCTCGTCAGCAAGCACGTTGCGGTGCGCTGCTTCCCAGTGAGCGAGTGTGCGGACAGGAGCCTGCTCACCAACGAACTGGAATGACGATTGTGGCTTAGCAGCAAATGCTGCACCATTACGCTCAGCTACGGTTCCGGCGTTGTTTACTGCAGTGGTACCTGGTGTTGTGAAACCGAGCATACGGAAGTACTCGATAACAGCAGCAGTTGTGGTGCGTGCAGGGAACAAGTCGCGAACGCGCTTTGTACGTGTTGGAGGCGTGACCATAGGGTCACGCTGGACTGTGCCGAATGAACCAGGGTTACCTGAAGGAAGCGCCGAGTAGACGTCCTTTACGTTGAATCCGGCATTTGCAACACTGCTGTTCAATACGAACGGTGAAGCCATGTTTGCGCCATTACGACCACCCTGAAGGGACTTGAACTCTGGTGAGTCAAGGAACATTTGACCAAGAGACTTGGCTTCTGCTGGACGGAATTGTGCACTTGCATCAAATGAGCTGGATACTGAGCTCTGTGGCTCTGAGCCCCACTGCTCAACTGACTTCATTTGCTCAAGGCCATCAATGAGGCTCTTGATTTCGCGGATGTCCGACATATTGCGGTCGAACGCTGACTTCTGCTCAGAGGAAACGACAACAATGCCGTCCTCTATCTTAAATGAGTCTGCGATGGTCTTGTTGTCGGCCATCTTTACTCGGAGTGCGCTCTGAAGCTCACTCAATCTTGATTCGTCAAATGACATGATTTTCTCCTAATAAGGTTGTTGAAAAATTGAATGACCTATTGGCTCAGGTCAGCACCCAGCTTTTAGTTCTCTTACAAATCTAACACGGCATTTTTGCCCCTAGTGAAACTATTGTAAGTATTTAGCTAGAAGACTACGTTTGCGTCTATGCCAGATTTGTACATCTTGTCGTATTCCGCGCGGAGTTGACGAAATAGTTCTTTGTTTTTTTCTGTTTCTTCTATGCCGGCATCAGCAAGGCTTGTATTTCGCGCAGCTGCAAGTGCTATTGACTCAACATTTATTGCGGTTTTTAAAATTTTTGAATCTGCCATGGTTACCATTTTGCCGTTCTTGGAGCCGTTGACCACCAGTTGGTACCCCCAAAGAATACAGCCAATGCTGTTTCGTCGTGTTCAAACTTTAAATCTTCAGCAAGGGATAGTTTCAAGATAATTCTTGGGTTCGTTGGGTCCGTAGTGTCAACAAGTGTTAAATCGTCTAAATATCCACTTCTCCAAAGTTGTGGAATTATGCCCTGAATATTACTGGCCATGGTGCTCACTATGCCGGAAGGGACTCCACGTCCAGTTTCTTCTTCTCGCTTTTTAACTCTTTGAACAAGTGTTTGAGTTGGAGCTAGGAAGTAATTTGCACTTATTCTGTATCCAGAATCGCGCATATCAGAAATTGTTTGATATCCGTTATTAAACTGGCCGCTTGTGTCGTAGATAATTGGTAACGCATTTGCTGCTGCATTAACTCTCAGTTCCTCAGCAATGTTTCTCGATTCCTGGTGAACGTATGAAGCCCCACCAGGCGTAAGGGTTGATAGGTGTCCCTGATACTCGGGTATTATTAATTTTGCATCGTCCGGGTCAACCATTACGCTGCGTCCATAAAGGCCGTCAATCACTCTTGCGGCATCTCCAGGGAGACTGTCTCTGTAAATTGTTCCCTCGGATATTTTTTCTGCCCAGTCCCTGAAAGTGCTCTTCATACTTGCCGACGAACCGCCGAGTATGGAGAAGACCTTTTCATCTACATCATCAACTCTAAGTAATTTTACGCGAAGTATTTCGGCTTCTATATAGGGCACCCATATCTCTTTTTTTCTTACTGGGTCATTGGACGGCGTTCCACTTGGAAATATACGCATCATTGTGTCGAGGTCTGATTTGGTCATCACGTCCGGATGAGGTAAACCAAGCTTGTCATGAAGTGAATAGTCTGGTTGCCACTTACCGGAACGTGAGTTCCCGGGTGATTTGCCCTTACTTAAACCGCGACGTACGTTGTCGCGCATCTGGTCAATCTGCTCTTGACTATAAAAAGCCATAGCTCCAGACAGTTTTGGTTTTCTTGAATTTGGACCAATCGCCCGACTTACTGCCGCTTCACTCTGTGCTGCCGGCAGGTCAGGCGTTATGCTTTTTTTGGTTTTTTACGCGGTCTAAAGAAGCCCTTTGGAAAATCTTTTGTAGAGCGCATTCTGCTTACGATTGCGCTTTCTTGCTTGTTTAGATTCGGTGGTCTTTTTGATACAGAGCTAGATTTAAACGAATTATTGTTTAGCTTAGCTAGGTCTGTTTGAATCGCCTCAAACTCTCTAAAATCAACCTTTTTTGCCTTGGCTGGTTTGGATATTGTCAGGCCACGAGGAAGTCCAATGCTTCCACTTAGGCCTGAACCTCCGGTCGGTTTGTTTTTTGTATTTTGGATATCGTCCCAAAATGACTGAACATCAGAAAGCTTGTCTTGAAGCATTGATATTTGGTCGTTCTGAAATTCGTACGCCCTATCTGTTGCCGTAGAAATGTCATGACCATGATTAATGTCTTCAGCAAGCTGTTCAAATAGTGGTGATGTTTCAAAAAACCAATTGCGCATGCGGTCAGCAAAATCTCCGTCATTTTCGCCGTCTTTGCGTTCAGGCATAGTTTCAAATAATGACGAAGCTAAACGCCATCTCTCTACCTGCTTCTTGCGCATCATTTGATATTCGTTAGATGTCCGCTTTTTTATGTTTTTTGCCTCATCTAAAGCTGCGTTTAAACGACGCTTTAGGTCTTTGACGTCTTTGGCATTTTGCATTTTTTCGATAAGGCGTTCAACGGAAGCATTGTTCGCTCTTTCTCTTGCGGCCGAACGAGCTGCTCTTTCTGCTGCTTGCGATTGTTGTTTTGAAACGCCGGCCTCAGTAGCCCCCATCCGGCTCATGTCTCTAACTAGGCTCCAGTGATAGTCGGGGTAGTCGGGGGCAATCTCTCTGAACCCCTCACCGTTCTTTACTCGAGTCCATATCTGAGCGCGCTCAGCTTTAGATTTTCCACTTGTGCCGAGTTTGTCGTCGTGCAGTGCTTGGCGGGCTTTTAGCTCTTCGTCAGTAAGTTCCCAGTCTTCTTTTTGTTGAGGCGTCAGGTTAGCCTGACGAAGCAACTTGTCCCAGTTGATTTGGTCTTTTCTATCGCCAGAAACTTCCCATGGAATAGGTGCGTATCTTTCAGCCTGTCCGTCCGATTCATTGTCCGCCCATTCGCGCTCTTCATAATCACGCGCTGCAGGGTTGAAGGGATGGTCTTTCAACCAGGCCTGAATAGCTTCGATATCTCTTCTATCTTTTGCACCATTGGGGTCCTGTGCGTCATCTAGTAATTGCTGAAGTTCATTATCTAGGTCATCGGCACTAACTATAGAATCAGCTAGTTCGTCAAGAACCTGGTCTTGCAAGTCGTTAATCTCCGTCAGGTCTTCTGGGGAGAGTATATCTTCACCAAAGTTTTCATCGTCCTTATTGAACCGGTTGTCATCAGGGATACCAATGCCTCCAGCAAGTCTTCCGCGAGGGCTATTTCTTTTTTTGTTAAGACGTGCATTGTAGGCGTCTGTGACTTTTTGAGCCGCTGCGCGAGTGCGTTCGTCCATTCTTTTTGAACTTTGAGAAACAACACTGACGGCATCCAGGAGGTCTTCCATCTCCATGTCGTTTATCCCAAATTCGTCAATTTTTCCATCTACCAACATTTGTGCATGGTATTCCATTGAAGAAATTTCTTGATTAAACCTTCTCATCTGTGCCGGTTTTTCCGCGTATAGAGAGTCTCCGCGCCTCTTTTCAACACGCAAACGAGCAATCAGGTCGCTGCCGGCTTTCTTTTCATCGGTTCTTAGACCCATGGCTCCGCCGACAACAGCCCTCTGTGGGACTTTAGGCTTCTGAGGTATTTCGCTTGGCTTGGATGGGGTTGATGGGCGGCTTGGGGTAGAAGGCTTGATTGGGACTTCTTCTGGCCGAGGAACCTGAATAGGTTTTACCTTTGGCATATTTTGAGGACCTGCAGGACGCTCAAAATTGCTTCCTTCCTGTACGGTGCCGTCGTTGTCACCATCTATGGCGTTGGGGTCGAATCTTTCAACGCGCTTTCCAATACGTCCACGGCCGAGAACTTTCTCTTCCTGGTCCGTAAAAATAATTCGCTTAATATTGGAGGCTGAATTTTGTTCGCTCATCAATAGCCTTTCGTTGTATATAAGTTTAGTAAACAGCAGTCAACTAAAATGTATGTCTAATCACTTTTGCACCAGCTTTACGCGGATGACCGGTCGGAAGCATCGAAATATCCGATATATATTTTAGGTTTTTAGGACTAGCCCCAGCAAGTACCGAGAGAAAAAGGTTAACTCTCCTCATCGCAGCCTTGGAGCCGTTGGCTTTTTCCTTATCCCAGATAGAGGACAAAACCGAAACTGAAGCCATATATTCTTGTCCTTTGCCGGTTAGTTCCATTTCTTTGTTGTGATTTCTGACTTTTGCCAAAATGAATCTGTTGTCTTCCTTTTTAGCACTTTTAGTATCTACCATTTTAGAAACAATTCTAGAATTTGGTTTTGCAGTCTGCGCTCTGGTGGTTTTTTTGATAACCCTCTTGATGAATTCTCGTTCTTTTTTGTCTCTGTCTTTTTTTGCCTGGGGTCCAACCCCCATAGAGCGTCGGAAGTCGGACTCGTTTGTGCACGGCATCCAAGCTTCGCCACCGTCTATGGTTTGATACCTACGTATACCTATGCATCCGAGCTGCCTAGAGCGTACTCGTGCCGAATCTGGGCTTACATAAACGTCAGGGTCGGTCGTTCTTATTTTTCTTGGGCCGAATACGGCTTTTTCATCAAACATCTGGACCACCAGCTTCTATTGTTTTAGGGCGTTCTTTTGTTGGTAGCGCATTGTATATTTCATCAATATTAAAAAACTTATTATCTGCTTCTGCAATCTTTTTTAGCACTATGCGTAGCTGTCTGACTTGGTCATCACTCATGTTTAACGATAATCCATTGTCGTCAGTTGGGATGGCTTCAACAGAATTAAATATTGAAATAGCTTTCATTAATTCTCTGTACTCAGAAGTTGATATCTGTACGTCTCGGCTTTTCACCTTTTCAAAATACTCAGTTAGGTCATCTGCAAATATGTACCAGTCATCAACGTTTAACTCAGGTATGAATCTATTTCTAGGTTCAGAAGATGAAGATATTGACGCGCGTCCTGAGCCTCTTGGTCCACGTGGTGGTGCGGCCATGCCGCCCCTAAGACCCTTGGGTTTTTTAGGACTAGTTTTAGGTAGTGCAAACTCTGCTTGCATTTTTCGAGCATGCCGTCTTGTTCCGGGAGTTACGTTGTTAAACGGAACGTCAGGGTTATCCCAATAATTGGATTTACCAATTCTTCTTCTAAGGCCGTCGTCGGCACGTAGTGAAGCTACTAGCTGTGAAAAGGATTTGTATTCTTGGTCTAGGCCAAAAATTTGAAGCGAACGCGCGACCTTATATAACCGCGCACCATAAGCTTGGTCCCATGGGTCTTGACCCTTGTCCCATGCAAGACTGTCCAGCCAATCGCCTTTAGCTAAGTCCCAGCCCATTGCCTCGGCATAAATAGAAGCCATTTCGCGAAGATTGTCCATGTATTTTTTATCAGCTTTTAGAGCATCGATGTTGCTGCCGGCGACGCTGTAGCCATCTCCGTATGCAGCGCTTCCTCTGTCTATTGGAAATGCCCACCAGTCATAATGGGCATTGTGAAGGTCTTTCCATCTTCCTTCAGTTTTCCATTTTCTGAACATTTCAAGCTGTTCCTGTTGTTTATCACGCATTTTTGCATGACCATAAAATTGAATTTTATTGATTCTTCTGCTTGGCTTATCTTTGTTTTTGCGCCATCCAAATATTGTGCGTTTAGATTTTTTCTTACCTGCAATTTGTGCAGGAAGAGGTCTGTCCCATGGCTCGTCAAATAGTGACGGCTGAGCATCTTCTTGACTAAAACCCGAAGCCGGATTGTAGTCTCTCCAAAAATCGTATTCATCAGGGTCGGTATTTTTTAGATGTTCTAAATAATCCTTCCAATCTTTATCTGATTCATTTAAGTCATCAAGCGCGTAGTCAAAATCATCTTCCGATTCATAGTCCATGTATGCAACTTCAATATCAAGAAGGTCGTCAATGAGGCGGTCGCGTTCTTCTTTAGATAGGTCAAGACTAAACATGCGTGTTGCTATGTCTCTGACTTCTTGTCCCTTATCGCTCTCCCACGCAGCGGGCCCCATCTTTTCCTTGAGGTAGTCAACATATTCGCCAACTTCTGAGTCGTCATCCATCAACCCCATTGAGCCTGAAAGCTTGCGGCCGCTTGGACGTGAAGAAACTGAGCCGACAATTCCCTGCTTACGACCTTTTTTCTTCATGCTGTCAGCTATATCTTTACGAATCTTTGCTTCCAGTTTTTGTGTAGCTTCGCGGAGCATGTCGTCGAACTCACGCTCTGTCATGTCAAACTTTTTTGCTGTGTCTGCGGAAGAATGAGTAGACCTGTGGATAAACATTTCTTCTATTCGTTTATCAAAAAATCCCGGATTGCGTGTTATTACTTTTGCTAAATCAAATCCTAGATTTTCCACTTTTCTTACGCCTAGTGGTCCTGTTCCTTCTGGGATGTAATGCTTGTTGGGGCTGCCCAAACCAGTAAATAGTTTTTCCCCAGCTTCTTTTCGTTTTTCGTTAATGCGGCGGATTAGCTCTTGGTTTCTAAAACGAGAAGCTCGTGTGAGTATGTCGAATTTTCTAGACAATTCAGCATCGTTCTCAAAAGCCATAGAAAGCCACGCGGCGTGTCCAAATCCAATTCTATGCTTTCCGCTTGCCAGGTCTTCTATCGAAACCCACTCAGCACCTGCTGCGTCACTAGCCGCCACGGCTTCAGTGTCTGTAGGAACATCAAACCTTGTAGCACCAACATGAACGCCTTCAACAAATCTTGGGTCCCAGTCTCTTGCTTTTATTTCTCCCAAAAATCTTCTACTATCGGCTTTAGACGCTGCAATTCCAACTTCTTCTTCCATCTCTCTGTCTACTGTTTGCTCAAGCGTTTCTCCAGCATCAAGAAGGCCACCGGGGAGTGTGTAGCCATCAGTGAAAGGAGCAGTTTTACGCCTAATCATTAGTACTTTAAATTTGCCGTCTTTGTCTTTTTTAACAATTACAGCATCGCCAGCCTGTTGGACTTTGGTTTTTGCAAAAGACCAGCTATTTGAAGACCATTCAACATCGTTGTCAAAGTCAGAATCGTCAAGTATTGCGTCGAGACTAACCCCTGCTGCTTCGGCTTCTTTGGTCAGTGAATCTGGAACCAAAGACTTGGGCTTGTCGCCTGATGACATTGCTCCGTCAATACCCCTCCGTTTTTGACGACGAGTAAGATTTCGTGGATTATCAGGAACATCTGCGGGCTTTGTTTCATCTGGAAAGTAGCCAGGAAATTTTTTGTTTATTTCATCACGCAACTGTGGCTTGAGTTCGTCTTTAATATCAAGTAGGTCCGCAAATTCTTCAATAGAAAGTTTTTTTGCGTCATTCTGAGTAGCGGCCGCATATCTAACTGCTTCGTCCAGGACTTCCGCATTTAGCTGTTCAGAAGAAGGCTCCAATCTAAAACCTGCAACAGGTTTTGGCTTTGCTCCCTTTTTAGGAATAGGAAGACCCCGCCGACGAAGTTCCGCCTCCATGTTTTTAAACCCGCGACCACCCCCTCCTGTGCCGCCGGTTGTCACTATCGCAACCGATGGGTCTGGATGAATATATTGAATATGTCCATTTGGTGTTTTTAGTACTGTCCACCCATTTTCGTTAGCTACTCGAGCCCAGAGGCGATGTTCTGGTTCTGAACCTCTTACGGCTGCCATCGCTTCATCAAGCCTTTGAGAGCCAGGCTTTGGTCTGTCGCCACCCATGGAGCCGGTGACTCGCCTAGCGCGAGGAGCAGCAGGACGCTCGAATTGGGTTGTTTCTTGGACTACGCCATCATTGTCGCCATCTATTGCGTTAGGGTCAAATCTATCAAGACGCCCAATTCTTCTTGATATACGGTTGTTTATAGGCATTTAAAACAGAGCTCCTTCAGAGCCTGGAGACATAGATGACAGCGACCCGTCTGGCATTGTTTCTATTCCTGCAACACCGCGCTCGCGAAGCTTCTCAAACTTGCTTCCTGTTATCTTGCGCTTACCACGTCGTTTTTGAGACATTCTCCGAATCGATTCAAATTCATGAGTAGCAGCCTTTTTCTTTGGTTCTGCCTCCATGGATACACGCTGCAGTATTTCATGAGAAGAACAAGGCATCCAGTCACCATCTTTGTCCTGATGCGCGCCAGAGCAACCGATAAATGAGGATATTTTTAGCGCTTCTTCTCTCGTAGACATGTTTACCCTAGTAAGTAAAGATTAGAAAAATCATTAATTGTTACGTTGTTAGATTTAATAGCTATATATGCCTTGGCTGCCTCTGCTGGAGACTCGTATTTATCTTTGGCTTTCTGGGCGTCTGTAATTTGTTTTTCAAATTTCTTTTTTATTTTTCCAAACAGATTTTCATCGTACTTATTATAAGTTTTTATCTTTTGGTGCGCTGTAAGCAATTCATCAACAAAAGCATTGTGATGTATTTTTAAATTAAGGGGTGGGAAATCTATCAACTCTTCTAATGCTAAATAGTCTTGAACTAACTCAGCTTGAGCATTGTATTCGTTAATCAGTTTGGCCTGCTCTTCGAATTCTTTTGTTTCTTCTTTTGTAGTTTCCATGTTTACAACCTTGATAGCCTTGATGCTTCATCGTACGTTGCCGTATTGTCAAGGACGGCAAGAGCGGTTCTGTTTAACCACATTATCTGATTGCCGCCAAAATCTTTTGGAGTGTGTTGTGGCCAATCTGACTGTTCAGCTGAACCAGTTAGCCATGACGGAGTTTGAGAGAAATAACCGTCATATCCGGCAAAGAGGGCAATCTGCGCTTCGTCCATCTTGTATATCCCAGTCTGCATGTTCACCAATCTCTTGTTCCAAGCAATGTCAGCTTCCGAAGTTGGATTGTCGATTTTCGCCATTTCAAGCTGTAACCAATGTTCTGCCAGTGTAAATACAAGCGCCCGAGCTTCGTTCGCAAGCGGCGAGCCGGCGGTGTAGCTAGTTGAATATCTTCCTGTATTAGAAAAGTCTATTGCACTTTTCAGCGTGTCTGTCAGTGCCATTAATTCATCAATATCTACAGCATCAGCGCTGGTTGGAGTAAACGATGCCATCGACACTTGTCGCGCTTCCGCCATCTGTGTTAGTAACTTCTGAAGATTTGACTCAACCGCACCTAAGAACTGTCTGTCAGCAATACGTGAATCAGCAGACACGAGGGCAACTATTCCGGATGGTCCGTATCCAGAGTATCCACTTCCTCCTGCGAAGTTGTCACCACGTCCTCCGGCACTGCTTCCTTGGCCAATCGGGAACCTTGGTCCCTCTCTGTACTCTGCAACCATGGACGCTGGTGATTTTCCTGGCTCACTAGAGTTGGTATTGAGGTACCTGGTCATCATGAACCATCTAGGCTTACCGGATTCGTCTTTTTCAACAAGCATTTGTTCTGCTTCTGCTGTTGATACCTGAACAGGAGGGTCGTTGTATCCATTTAATTCGAGTGCCATATAGAGCTCTGCAATACTCTGGTTCATGCCACCGGCCCAGTTGACTACTCGACCATCAGGAAGCGTCGATGTCAAATAAGCGTCCTGGACTTGGTCAAGATAATCAATTTCGTCATCTGAAAGAAGGGGAACAGCCTGAGCTGTGTCAAGCAGGTTTATTTCAGAGAAGAGCTGAGGAGATTTGTGCTCTTCCATTATCGTGCGTATTGAGTCGCCGTCTCTGACGACTCCAGCTTGTGGCCTTAGTGCTTCTACTTGAAGTTTTCCTCCAACCTTGAGTTCTCCGGCGGCCCTACGTTCAGCACGTTCGCGCTGCTTATTTGCCGAATCAACGCCGCGCCTATAGGTGGCTCTCGTTCTTCTTGTAACAGCAGCACTGATTTTGTCGTCTGTAAAATACTTGTCGGCCATCCGCTCCAAAGCGTCAATTTCAAAACCTAGTTGTGCCATTCTTCTTGTGGATACTGCGCTTTGCTTATTTCCAGGCGTTCTGAATCTAGCTATAAGCTGAGTCATCTCCTGCTGTGCGCTTTGTGCTCTTTCTTGAAGCGCGTCGAAGGCAGTTATATAGTCGTTGTCATCGCCGGTAGCTATTGCTTTAATTAGGAGTAGGCCGACCTGTCTGGATGGTGGGGCATTATATCTCCAGCTATTACCAGTAAAGGCTCTCCAAGTACTTGAGTAACCAGTTCCTGGATGTTGCCATTTGTTCCAGCCTTCAAATGGGCTTGCAGAAATAGGGAAATCCAACATTATTTCAGGAAGAATGTCAGCAACAGTAATTTCTTCAACTTTAAGATTAATTAGTTTTGAGGTAGCCGAATCAATATCGAAACCTAACGCGTCATACTGGTCGTCAGTAATTGGCTTATCTCCATAACCTGGTTTAAGAAATTTCTGAAGAGCAAACAGTAAATCCCTAAGCTCCGACGCGGCAGGCGTATCTACGATAGGCGTATCTAGTGTTACGTCTTCCTGGCCAGTAACTGCAGAAATATAATCTCTTATTGTCTGGAATCCGCCTAATGTTTCAGCATGTCCTGCAACGTCTGCCGGGAACTGCTTAACAGATTCGGTCCATGAGTCCCAAGCTTTGTCTGAAACCCCCGGAAATATTTCTCTATTCTGGCCCTTTGTTGCATCGCGCTTTGATGGGTATTTGATTAGCGGGGTTTTACTTACCTTGGGATATGTGATTCTCGGAATAGCTTCAGCGGGATTGTCTACTTCAATATTGTCTGAAAAGTCAACAAACCTATTGTCTTCTGGGTTGAGGAAAAGAGGATTAGCTCCTGGGACATCAATCTTTACTAGGCCTGAAGTATCTTGCCCCATCCATGTTGAGCCGGCAGGCTGAACTCCAGGGATAGTCAGGTCTCTGTTTTTTGGAGTTGCTGGCTTGGATGGAGGTACTGGAGTTGGCTTTTTCGGCGGAGGAGTTGGGGTTATCGGCGTACGCGGTCTTACGTTTACTGGGGTTGGAGTTGGAGGAGCTACTGGTGTAGGGGGAGGAGTGGGTGGAGTAGGGGGAGTAGGAGGAGTAGGAGGGGCTGCTGGCGGAGTTGGAGGCGCAGGCGGGGACGATGGTGGAGTAGGAGGCGCTGGCGGATTAGGAGGATTAGATGGAGGCGCTGGAGGGGTCGCTGGTGGGTTCTTCTTGCCACGTGTTCTTTTTGGCGGAGGCGTCACTCCGGCAGCAATGAGTATTCTGTCCCTCTTTGCGGGTTTAAGGTCGTCAACCTTTGAGTAATCACCGCTGTTAACTATTTCAGCAAGAACTTCAAAGTTGTGGGCATCGTTATTCCACTGACCCTGCATCCATCCGTCAATAATTCCTGAGTTTTGATTAGCTTCAGCTACTTCGTCCATGTCGAGATTGCCAGGGGTGGATTTAAACGTGCGAGGATTTTTCTTGCTTATTCTGCCCAACTTGCTGCGTCTATCTATGTACTGAAGAGTGCGCTTTTCCCACGTATCGTAAAGGGCTTCGTATGCTTCCTGTACGGCGGCCTTGACATCATCCTGTTGCTGTTGTGTGAGTGTGGACATGTCAGGCATCATTGCCTTGTCGCGATTCTTAGCAAAGAATTTTGAAGTATTGGCTCCACCAAGAACAACGTCACGACGCGCCGCACGTGCGCTCTTTTTAGGTTTTTGCTTTTTCTTTTTGTCTATTTTTTTGCCGGTAAGTACTCTGTCTGCGTATTGAGAGACAACTCGGCCGGCGCGCTCTTTGCGGCCACTGGTTGAACGAGGTTTACGCCCACGCTGTGTACGGGTAGTCCTGGAGTTTCTTATATTGTCTCCAGCGGCAGCAAGTCTTTCGCCTAGGCGTTCGGACAATGGTGGCTTCTTGGGGCTTGCGCCTCTTTGCTGACGCTTGCTTGGTTGCTGATTGTCTTTTTTGTGTTTTGCAATAGCTTTTCTAAAGTCTCGCTTGTTTGGATTTGTTATTTTCCCGGTTTCAACATCAATAACATATTGAAGTTGGTCGTCAGGAATAGCAACCCAGTCGCCATCAGGATTGTCTTTAACAATAGTTTCTAAATCATCCAACCACTCTTGGTCAGTCTTGTTTGGGTCACGAACGAGCCACCCGCTGTTGGGGGTAGATGTATTAAATATTTGATTAGCATCTTCTAGGGAAAGTTTTGAATTTCGCTTATTGATGTCTGTCCAAAAATCATCTATAGGATTAGATTTTGGTTTTGGGGTTTTTGTGGCCGTAGCTACGTTCTGCGTAGCGCCGCCAGTACGTCTATTTGTCCTACGCTGGATTCTGTTGGCCGAACGAGAACGTACTCCTCCTGCGGCGTTCTCTAAAGCGGTAGCAAACCTCTCGGCTACTCTTTCGCGCGCGGGTGGGCGAGCTGCGTTTTGTGCTCTTCTGTCAAGTCTTCTATTAGAGCGTTCGCCGGCGTTGGTTAGACGACTGTCTCCAAACTGTTCCAACGTCTCACCAATTTTACGAATCTTGCCAAGGTCATTTCCAGCAAACGCGGTAAAAGCTCTGCCGAGTCTTCTTGAGACACCCCATGTGCATCCACGGCCAAAGCGGTTGGAAAACTGACCACCATACGGGCTGTCGGGTGGACATCTCCAAGCACCGACTCCGCCTCGAGCGCTTGAGTCAAAAATAGCTCTAGCACCTTTTGCTTCTAGCCGCATGCTCGCAACTTGCATATCTAATGCAAACGCTTTTGCTTTATAGGTTATTGCGTGTCTTTTAAATTGAACGTCAATGTAATGTATTGGAGCGTCAGATATGGACAGTCTCCAATCATCATCTTCTTCTGCCGACTCTGGTTGAAAATCCTCAAACGAAGGTTCGCGCTCAGACTTTATCTCCAGCTTCACGGGGGTTTTGTCCACAGCTATTAGTTCCGATATTTGCTTTAATGATTCTGGGTCAACAATGTCGGCCAAGGAAGCAGCATCGCCATCAGCAAAATTCTTCAGCTGAGAAACGTAAAGCATTATGTCGATATTTTTTTTAATATCGTTGATGCCGTATTTGTTTACATTTGACTGTTTTGCCCAAGCTCTTGCGGTTGGATTAACTCCGAAAGCGGTTGTTTTTTTCCCATTCTCTACAATGACAGCAAATACTGAGTCATCATTAACATCTTTTATGTATGCAATTTTGCTCATGTTTTCTGACCCAATCCTAATATTTCTAGGAAAACCTTGCGAGTGCTTGAAAGGCTAGTAACCCTGGCTTCAATAAGAGACTGAACAAGCTTTAGGTGTGATTTTTCAGCTTCTGTGAACTCGCCATCTAAAGATAAACGCGATGCCATTTCACTAATATCATACTCTCTCAAGCGCACTAACATGGAATCAAGAAGCTTGATTGCCAGTTTACGCTGTGCTTCTGAACGCTTTAAGAAGTTTGACCTCATTGCCTGAATGTACTCATCTGAGTAAAAATCGTTTAGCTGTAGACGTTTTCTTAACTGTGCCGCAGTGACACCCAGTCCAGCAAGGGAAGAGTTTCTATTTATGGAAGCAATTGTTCTTTTTCCACCTTGAGCATCAATGGAAACAATTGTAGATAAATCACGATTACGCGTATCTGACACAAAATCGCTAACAGCAATTCTCAACATGTCTTCGTAGTTGTTGTTGTCGGAACTCAGTTCCCTATCTATCTTGGCTCTCTTTAAGACGTCAACTGACTCCTGGAGAAGATATGGCCTACGAGTACCGGTTCCATTAAAAACAACATCTGGTGTCGCAAGTCCAAGATATGACTGAACGTCAGCAGATACGGCGGCTCCAATGTGCTCAAAGTTAGTAGATGCTGGAACCTCCAAATAACTCTGTCCATCCGCTCTATCAAAAACGTTGATGCCGTTCTTCATGGTGCGCTGTTTGTACATCTTGCTTCGTTTCATGGCTTCAGCAACTATTGATGGACTAATTTTTGACACGTCGCCATTGCTGTTTAGGTGCTTAATTGCATTCTGAAGGTTTGTAATTTTTTGGTCTAGTGTTCTTGCGTTTGTTGTTTGTGAATCAAGCTCTGCCCTGTCTTGAAGCTTGCCTTTTCTCGAGCGAAGGAATGACTCGTAATACCAGCGTCTTACTTGCTTTACGTTTGACGTTCCGGGAATTACGGCGTCGACAATGTCGTTTGGGTTTTCTACCTTAAATGATTCCCTATAAGCAATGCCACTACCCATTTCGGCAGCAAGGGCCTTCAGTCGAGCTGCTGGGTCCGAGTCAGTTTTAATTGACTCGAGCGTTTTTATCGTTCTGCCGAGTTTTCTTCTTTCACCAACGGTTAGTGTTCGTGATTTTTCAATAGATATTATTGAGCCGCCTGGAATAACGTAGCTAAGTTTTTTTATTCCGGTGTTTGACAGTAGGCCTATTTCGTCATTTGTACCAATCAGTGATGCATTATCTACATAAGATACGTAGTTAGCCCCCTCCATGTCTCTGTTGTCTGGAACTGTCCTCAGTACCGCAGCGCTAACAACTGGCTGAAGAGTGAAGCCGTCACGGCGCACCATTCTTGTAGACGGGTTTGCAAAAGACACCATCTCTGAGACTATTTTTTCTGATGATGATGCGTAGGCTTTTACGTTATCCACACCAACTCTTGGTATTTGTGCGGCGCGACTTGTGGTCACTTCACCCGGTGGGTCGCCAAAAGTTACAGACTGCGACGAAACTGTTTGGCTCGGTACTGCTCTCTGTGTCGCCTGTATTAATTGACCTATTGCCGCTCCCAGTTTTCCTGCAATAGCAAACAATTGTCGACCACAAGTAGAAAGCCTACTGTCCGTAAATCGACCACCATACTGGTAACCCTCTGGACATCTGTAGCCTCGCGAATTACCCCCAGGCACTGCGGCACTTACTCCTCTAGGTAACCCGTTAGGAGACGCTGCCGAGTAAATGCGAGAACGAATAGGGCTACGAAACGCAGAAGCGTTACCTGGAATAAGGGTTGAACCAAGTCCCTGTACTCCTTGCAGGAATCTACTGTCCGAGCCGGCGATTCCAGCCTTGTAGTCGATTCTGTTTCTCCCGCCTTGGCGCTGTGCTCTGGCTTTAAATTCAACCAGTACTGATTTATTTATGCCTTCGAGAGGGCCGTAAAATACTGGGGGACGCGAAATAGCAAGGCTTGCGGACTTGTACCGAATTGCTCGGTAAGCCTTTCTTCCTTCATTCACATCCATTTTTTAATTAGCACTTTCCGCAGGTGCAGCCCGGCGCAGAAACTCGCTCGTGCGGCATATCTTCTTCTTCGTCATCGTCTCCGATGTGAACCCAGTTTGATGGTTCGTTAATGTAATTAACCCAGTCTGGTTCCATTTCAATGAAATCGCTTAGCACTTTATAAGCATGCTCCATATCTTCGTTTGTTATAACTGGACTAAACGGCTCTTCTCCACCTTCAATACCAGAGTACTTTAGGCTTTTGCCTCCAGCACGAGAAGTTAGTTTTCTCATTCTGTCGTCAAACTCGTTATCGTTCCAGAGCGAACCTCGTACTGCTTTCTTTAGCTTCGTGCGGCAGTTTTTCATTCCCGGGTGATGACACCCTTCGTTTGGCCACAGGCCTGTAGTTTCATGATGCAACCATGCACATATGTTGTTTAACGGGTAAAGCTCTGGGTGGTCAGCGAGGATAACTCGGCATCTTCTAAAGCCCCCTGGCTTCTTCATGATTGGACGCCAGTATCGAAGCAGTCTTTCCAGGTTTCCACGACGTGGACCACGTCCCTTAAGTACGTCTCCTGTAAATCTTTCTTGCGGGATGCCGACCTCTGGTACCGGAGCTTTGACTGAAATCCGAGCACCTCTTGGGATTATTGATTCATATGTCATTTTTTTTCCTTTTTATCAGTAGTTTGCATTTTTATTGCATCTTCAATACTGATGTTTAGACCAGCTATTTTTCGAATATCAGATATGTATTTATCTATATTGCCAAAAACATTAGAGCTAGCTAGCGCCTCGTCTATCGATTCCGGGCTGTTGTCAAAATTGTCACCTACAACAACGGAGCCGTCTTCTTCAACCCTGGACACGGCACCAAGTATTTTCTTTCCTGCTTTTACTGGTTTTGTTTTTCCTCCGGAAGAAAGCGAGAAAAGTTTCCTAGATTCAGGCTTTTGTGAAGTTGTCTGTTTTGAGTTCTTTGTCATTTTACTTTAAGCGCTTCCAACGATACGTCTGGCAAAATAGACTTCCAGCTATCTCCACCATACACCCAGTCAAGTATGTTAATTATAGCCCCTCGGACCTGTGAAGACATAGGTGTTCGAGCCGCTCCGGCACCAAGAATTAGCGACGTAATAAGCTCTGCATTGATTTCGGCAGAAATAATGCTCTGCTTGCTGGGTGTAGTAAGTCCATTTCGGTATCTAAAATGAGTCAGGGACCCATACCGAGATATTGCCCTCATCCAGTCTATTAGCTCCCATTTTGCTTCATCATCAATACCAGGGGCCCAGTGTTCAGCACTGAGGGCTGCTACGTATGCTTGGCCGAGAGTGTCAACAAGGTCATCCACTTGTGCGGGGTCAATTCCTTGTATTTGATTAGTCAGGGAGAATGATTCGTTGCCGTTTGTGTCCCTCTCTATGTTTGCGTCATCCAGCAAGTCTTTTAGACCTGCCAAGCTGAACCCAGCATTCTCTGATGCTGAATGAAAATCTTTAGCTTGTATAAATGAAATTATTGTAGATTCCATATATTCAGGAGTGGCTTTTAGTTCCTTGACCGGATTCCCGTCACCATCTATTAGTGCAACCATGTTTCCGGCAGGGTCTACGGTTAGGTCGACATCGGTTCCATATCCAGGATGACCTGGAGGAAAGACGTCAGACAGGTAGTTAAGTCCTCTGTCGTAAACAGAGCGATGAAGTGTTCCCATTATGCTTTGTTCGGGAGTTCCATTATTTATGTTTTCTTCCAAGTCATCAGTAAGGGTAGTTAGCTGGCTAATAGTATTGTCCAGATTGTCTATCATGGACTGCATTGATTGAGCAATTAGCATGGCTTGAAGTTGTTCACCCAAGTCCAGTAGCGGGTCATTTAATAAACTACTAGCCTCATCACGTCTGGCCTCTATTTCTGCCTTCATTTTATTTACTTCATCGATTGACAGTCTTCCATTTTTCAAAAACTCTTCAGGACCGTTAGCCTCGTATTCCATCGATGCACCAATAGCCCTCATCGCATTGGACGAAGTTACATCATCTATTGCGTCCCTCATTACAAAAGTTTTTAGGACTTCGTCTCTAGTTCCGGCTTGTTTAAATATGTGGTCAATACGTGCTCGTTCAGTCTGAAGGCTTGGGTCCTCTTGCATCGCTGCTTTATGTATCTTGTCATTTATCTGCGGCATGTCCAAAGCGTGAATCGACTCGTGTATCGATGTTCCAACAAAAAATGAAACCAAAGCTGCCTGCTCGTAGCTGTCTCTTTCCTGGCCTGGGCTCAATGTCTGGGCATGCAAGAGAAGCGCCTTGGCTACCTGGTTACCAACTCCGTCGATGCTGTTCATGTCCTCACCAATTATGGCTCCGGCAACATTTTCGTTAAATGGAATATTAATACGAATACCATACTCAGGAAAGTCCGGCCCTCCGTTTTGGCCAATACGCGGCATTATTGCAGTTGAGCCGTTTATGCTAAAACTACCGTCGCTTATCTCGTGAGAAAGAATTAGCCTCCGAGATTTTAAATGAGGGGAATTGTTTAATGTGTAGAGAATCCCGGCAATAGCTGCCTGTTCAGATTTTGTTAGCCTGTCTCCAAGCTCGGACTTGCCGTCGGGACCATGGTTTTCTCCCATGTGATTTATCCGTACTTTTTTAAAAACTGTTTTTAGAGCTTTTGCAGCATCTCCAACGGTTTTTATTTTTCCGTGACGTGTTTCAATTTCTCTAATAATTTTATTGACCGACTCAAGAGCAGCAGTATGGTCAAAACCGTCAAATTTTTTAACTTCTTTGTCTTCTGAAAGACCGTATTTTACAGGGCTAGATACTGAGGTTTTTATTTTTCCAGTCAGTCTTGACACCTCTCTGCGTGGTGCCGGTCTTTCAAATCCTGTAGCTCCATCGATTTCGGTATCAGTTTCTGGATTTTTGTCTGCAGAAGTTTTCTGCTTCGGTCTTTTAACTGGAGAGTATTTAGACGTGAGGGGGTCAAAGGTGTCAGTCTGTCGAAGGGTTATTACTGTTTGTTCTCCTTCTACGTCGTCTATTTCTATTAATTCAAATCTTCCAGCAGTAACAACCTCAAAGTAGTTGTCAAATGTTTCGGTTGGATTTTGTATATATTCAGCATTGGTTGGAGTCGAATGAGCCCCAGGTAAAACTTTAAGTATTACCCCTTGTCCGTTTTCAGTAAACTCGCCCATTTCGTAAGCCCAGTCTTCTGAAGCAGTAAATGCCGATAACGGGAGTTCGAATGTATCGCCCTTTTTGAGATTAAGTATTGAGGCATCGTCTGGAACGCCCGTTAGTCCTCTGAATATTTCGTAAGGCTTAGAGTTTTCAGGCAAATTCAATGTACGGAGAGCGGCTATAGCGTATTCTATTTCTTGACGTACTCTTTTTTGTTTTGCAGCATCAACCCCTTTCATTGACCCAGACACAAGCTCGTCATGTATGGACTTCAGTCCTTCATCAAGCGTCTCTGAACCGTACCCTTCGGACATCGGAACATCTTGCCCCATAAGCATTGCCGACACGTAACGCATTGCAAAGTTCCCATGGAATGTGGCCCATTCATTAAAAGCTTCAGACTTCCAAAGTTCGTTAGGGTCTATAGATGTATCTATTTCAAAAGAGTCTTCACCCCATTGCAGAAGCGCTTTTTCACTATTTTCCACTGGTGAAAGAACTGCAGAAACACGGTTCTCAACTTTTGGTGCATTTGGTTCATTACTCCATGGCGGAAGAGAGCTTGTGTTAACCCACCCCATGGACCCAGACAGTTTTGAAATACGTGGATTAGAAATGCTCCCCGTTATTTTTTTTGTCAGTTTATTAGATGCTGTTCCAGCTTGGCGAGAATTGCGCTTTTCTAGCTTAACTCTTTTTCTCTCTTTACGAACCGCGTCAATAGTTTTAAGAGGCCCGGCTCCTCCACCCAGCACATAAGCGTCAGTAAGTGCCGTAAAGTCAATCCAATCATTTAAGTTTGCGGTTGACAGTAGGTCTAGCCAGTCTTGTTCTCTGGAAGACATTCCTCCGGCAGGTGTTCTAGATGAATTAAATATTTCTGGCTTTGTTAATAGTGATTGTATAAATCTGTTATTTGTTCTTTGATTTTGGGGAATTGCTGCAAGTATTTTTTTAATTTCATCTGGTGAATAGGCTGAAAAAATAGACTGAACGGTGTTTTTTCTTCGATTATCCCTAAGTCTATTTCCTCTTGCTACGATGTTGTCAAAAGTTTGGTCTGCGTAGTCTTCTGCAACCTGGTCGGTTATATCATCAATATTTCTATCGGGAATACCGTTTCTATCTGGGTCTCTAAATGTTCTTGCTGCTCTAGCAATTCTTCGTCGCACTCCTGGTTTATCTATTACGCTGGCGTTGTTTTCAGGCTTTGTTATGTCTATCCCGAATACGCCCATCATTAATTCATCAAGGTCTGGGTGTGGACGTTCTCCGTTTGGTATACGCTGACTATTTAGTTCGTCAATAGCTTGTTGTACCATCTCTGGAAATTCTCTTGCCGTTACATAGAATTCCGCTCTTGCTTCGTTGTCTAAAAAATCACCATTACGGTCTTTTGCATGTGCGTATTTTGAACCTGCAAGATGTCTTAGTAAGTCGCCTATTTCTTTGGAATATATTCCACTATCTGTAATCATCTTGTCAGTAATGTCACTATAAAACTTATCCCATATTGATTCTTTTTGTGCGTCTGTAGTTGCAGTGCTTAAATCAGTTTTGAGCTCGCCATACTTTTCATAAAGCCAATGCTGCTCAGGAGTTATTAGGCCAGCATTGAGCGCTCCATCAATATCTCCATTAGAAATATCTTCTATTCTTTGTATAGCGTCGTTGTAGTCCGTGTCGTTGATATCTATGCCAAAACGTTTAAACATTTCATTGAAGTCGGTCAGGTGTCCAAATTCGTGCACCCCAACCCATGAGCCAAAATCTCTAGGACTTAAAGGCTCTTCGGCGTTACTGCTTGCGCCAATACCTAAATATTCTGGAGTCTCTGATATTTCGTAATATAGTTCTGTAAATTTTCTAGGATGATACCTAAACGTGACAAACGGGGTTCCTAAATCTTTTACCTCATTGGGGGATGCCTCAACTACAAAGCCTTCGTTGGTAGCTGCAAGAGTTTCATCAAACTGCCAAAAAATTTCAGAATTCTCTGCGACCTCTCTGTTTGTTAAGGCCTCGTACAGCATAGAAGTAACGAACGCTTCCCGTAGGTCTATATAGTCTGCCAGCTCTTTGCCAAATAGTCCATTTGTATCGTTTAGAAAAGTATCTAAACTTTGTTCGTCCATTTTTGGATACGCACGCATCATTGCTTTTTTGGCGTTAATTGCAAATCTTACGTTTCCAAATGTCTGAGCGACAATTTTTTCTTTTCTTTTTTGGTTACGCTTAAAAGTTAAAAATCTTTTGGCTCCTTCATTTCCGCCAAATAGCATTACGCCGTTGTCGTCAATTCTTTCGCCAACATTTAGTCCAACTGCTCCAGATAAGTTTCTTTTACCCGAGTTTTTGGCAGCAGACCGTACTGCGTCAGCGGCATCTCCAGCAAGTGTTGCGGCAGATGGGACCATACAGTTAGACATTTGAAGGTCCGTAAACTGGTTAGCCGCCGGTGTTCCGGCAGGGCAACGAAGTTTACCCATGTCATCGACAGGAATACCTCTCCCTCTGGCAACCATGGCTATCAGCGATGTTGCTCCAGGCATGTTGTTGATGGTTCTTCCAAGCACAGATTTGGAAGCCATTAGGCCTATTTCGTTAAGGCTTCTTTTTCTTTGCGGTTTTTCATCGTCTAGAAATTTGGAGTTAGCAGAGGGTTCAAGGCTCAAGGAATCTAGTTTTATGACTTTTCCTGGAGGGAGAAGCGGAATCCTGTCTCCTTCTTTCCAGTTTCTTACCCAGTGCTGGAACTTTGTCTTTGCTGGTTTTTGAGGTTTTTTTTCGTCTTTAATATCAGACGTGTTTTTTTCAGCTTTATAGCGTGAACCAGCACCAAAACCATTTAAATTAAATTCGTCAGAAGAAACGTTGTTAAGTAGTCGTTGTTCAATGTCGCTTAACTTTTTACGCGGTTCAGCCATTGCTACTCCATATATTAACAACTACATCATTCAATTGTATTTGCCCGGAGCGCACCGGGAAAGTATAACTAGGCTGTTTCAGTGTCCGACGAGACTGGTGCCTCTTCAACGACTGGTGCCTCTTCAACGACTGGAGCTGTAGCTTCTGTTGCTTCACTGGTTTCAGCTTCTGCATCTTTTGCCTTCTTAGCTTTTGCCTTTGATTCTTTTTGTGGTTCTGCAGATTCGCTCAAAAGAGAGCCGATGCCGGATGGCGCTGCTTTGTCTTCCTTGTTTTCAATAGCAATATCTGCTTTGTTTGTCTGCTGAAAAACGCCTGTTGGGGCTGCATTCTTGTGCTGCATTATTTTTCTCCCTCTATGCCTTGCTCTGCTGTGAGCATTTCAAATTCAAGCAAATCATTAAGGAAAGATTCTTCTTCAGACTTTCCTTCCATCTTCGCTTTGTTCTTGTCTTCTGCTGGAACCCAATTGGTAGGGATTAATTCCTCGAGGCCAAGGTCTAGTGCGCGCTTCATGATGTGCGCCTTAGCTGCTTCTTTGTCTTTTGCTCGGCCATATGCTTGAACAGCATTGCGAAGGTCTGATTCATCCTTGATTGGGTACGAACCATCTGACATCGCGCTTCCGCTCTTTGCCATCTGGTCACGTGACTCTTCGTTATAAGCACGCTTGAGTGCAATCTCTGCTGCTTCGGCCTCGATGGACTCTGCTTCGTCAAGTGTGTACTCGTCGTAACCAAGAAGCTCACCGTCAAGGGAAACGAACACGTCGTACGACTTGCCGTCAAGACCCTCAATCTCTACCGCGTATGCATCAAAGCCTTCAAATACGTCTGGTTCTACAGCAACAACGTCACCGAATACGCTCTTTGTTGCAATCTCTGCAGCTTCTGAGAAGCTAATAAGGCTTTGGTTCTGCAGCCCGGACTTAACGTTCAAGACGTCCGCATTAAGCATGTGCCATCCCATTACCTCGGCTGTTTCACCATCAAAGAATATTTCAATTGGCTTGCCGTCTTTACGTTCAACATCAACAATGAAAAGGTCTGCATCGTCCGAGTAGCCGGAGTCAAGAACCTTGCCGCTGAACATGTCTTCAGCAATGCCTTCAATCTCTAAAATTCCAGGCATTTTTCCTTCGGGCATACATCCGCCTGGGCAGCTGTCGCAAACAGATTCACCCATTGGGTATACCTTGCGCTCAAACTGACACATAAATACTTCGTCAGTCTCCATGTCTGCGGACTTGAATCCCATCGAGTTCAGGCGACGCATACGCATTTTCTTGCGCATATTTTGCATTGCTTGCGTTTCTTCTTCTGCTGGGTCCATTGACATCTTGGCTTCTTCTTCATCCATCGGCATGTCAGCTTCTTCTTCGTCCATGGCCATTGGCTTCTTCTTTTTGATGGGGAACATTTGCTCTTCTTCCTCATCGTCCATCATTGGAGCGGCGGCTTTGCGACTATTCTTCATAGGCATTTCTTCTTCGCCCATTTCATCTTCCTCGTCTGCCGCGTCTTCAAGGTCCATGTCTCCCATGTCCCCTTTAGCCATAACAGCCATTGCGCCGCACTTACCGCAGGCCTTGTCGCCAGCTTTAAATCCGCACTCAGACGCGTCAACGCCTTTAGCGCAGCTAGCTAAGCTTCCATCTGCGTTTAGTTTTACGATAGCTTTTTCCTGCATTATGGCTCCTTGTGTTGGATTGTCTTCATAAGACAACCTTTTTGATTTGTGCACCCTGCACACGGTTCGTAGCGCTTTTCGCCCGTGACTATGCACTGATACTTATGTTGAATATTCGCTAATTGCCTTGAAGTAGCATAACCCATTGGAGAGCGTCCCTGGGTGTACTTCTCGTCACGAATACCGCCATTAACTGGCTTTGAGGATGGCCGGCCAGAAGGCTGACCGGCCTTAATCATTTTAAATAGTTATTCATTCCTTTTACGGCTAGCTGAATAGCTTCGATTGTGTCCTCGGCAAGGTAGTCAGCATCAGTGATGGTGATTTTTCCTCCCGAAACAGTTGCATCAATGCCGTGGTAGTCAAGGACTGGGTCAATGATTGATTTAACCTCTCTAATCATTGATGGTGATGCTTTTAGCATTATTTGACTTGGCTCTTGTGAGCCGTCCGTGCCGACGGTTGATGGCATTAAGGAAAGAGTTACTTCGTTCCCCACAGGCTTAGTCATGACAACCTGGCCAGACTTGACCTCTATGTCCAGGGATTGGTTTATTGATATAAAAGCTTCCATTTAATTACCCTTAATACTCTTCGTCTTTTTGTAAATTCTTTATATGAAGATTTAGGTTCTCTTTTAGCTGACGATAAGTCTGCTCGGTCTGATTAGCCACATCCCATAAATTCTGCAGGCGTGCAGCTTCTTTTGTAGCTTCTCTTTTATTCATGTCTTCCCAGCGCATCAGATGTTTAATAACGCCCTCTTCATCTTGCCAGCTGAGTCTTTCGGCAAGAGCATCGTTCCAGTCGTTATTTATCCCTCTAACCATTTCTTTCCATCTGGTTTTCAGGTCGTAAAGAGCATCTTCTGCTTCTTCTAGCGACAGGTCGTCAAACTTGGTGTCTGTAACTTTGTCATGCATATCCCAGGCTTCGTCGCCGTCTTTAGCATTAAGTACCTCATCTAGGGCTGAGCCAGGATTTCTCGCATCGACGTCTGGATTTTTCTTTTTTGCCCCCATGGCCCCTGAAATTCCGCCCCTGCTATCAGTGTCTCCACCCATGCGGTTGTCGTCCATTTCTGCGTTTTGGTAGTCACGTCGTAATTTAGCTAACTGACCTTGCAGACCTCGTATTTTGTCTTCCGGTAGATTGAAGTCTCGGGCTTGGGAGGATGCGTCTTCTGGGTTTCCAACCCTTTCGGTTATGGTAAGGCTATCAAATAGCTCCCGAGGAAGACCGGTACGTTCAACCATTCGTTCAATGGCGGCCTTTTCCCAGTTCTGAAGTTTAGGTGGGCGTTTTCCTGGCTCGTCCCCGCTCATGGCTCCTGAGAGACCAGCTCTTCTTCTGGCGTTTCTGGCAATTGTGAGTTCGTATTCCATTGGGGTCATCCCGGCAATCATCGTTCCGCCGCCGCCGCCATCTATTGGAGCAACACGCGGTGTATCAGCCATGTCTCTTTGGAATTTTTTTCTTTGTGCTGGTGTCATGTTTTTAAGAATGTCATCCATACTCTGTGGCTTGTCTGAGCTCATGGCTCCTGAGAGACCAGCCCTCTGTGGGACTCGTGGCTGTGACGGAACAGAAGGACGGGCTGGGGTTGGCGTAGAGGGAACGGATGGCTTGATTGGTACATCTTCTCTACGAGGAACCTGGATTGGTTTAACCTTGGGCATCATTTGAGGCGCTTTAGGAGCATCAGGGCGCTGAAAGGTTGTTCCCTCTTGAATAACCCTGTCTCCGTCAGCATCTATTGCGTTGGGGTCGAACCTATCCATTCTATTGGCTCCCATTTGGCCAATGCGGCGAAGTTTTCCACCTACACCCTTTGCACTGAAACCTTCAGACATGTTTTGAGCAATATTCATTACTGCTTCGTAACCCTCTTCAGACAATGAATCGATAAACGGTACGGCGACTCCATCTTCAAGCTCTTTAAGCTCGATGCCGTGGTAGTCACATACGGTCTTTACTAATTCCATAGCTGCGGACTTTTCATCACCAAGTGCACGAACAAACAGGTGGGCTCCTGGGGTCTGTTCTTTAAACATACTCCAGTCAATACTCGGCATTGAGGTTCCACATGTTCCGCCGCAGCCGCAGCCGCCGTGAGGTTTCTTTTCTACGTCTTCCATCATTTCACGATGTCCGTGTGCATACTCGCGTTCATCTTCGTCATCCTCCATGTCTGGGAAAGCGTGGCCTGGCATAATTCCGGCAGGCGTATTTACTGGTAAATAAACAGTTTCAGCACGAACCTGGTGCGGTTCACCAAACATAAATTCATCACCGTCAAAGTAGTAGGTGACCCTCATGGTTGTTGACTGTCCACCGTTACTTATGTCAAATATGACCATGTCTCTGTCGGCTGTTCTGATTTTCACAGGAGAGCTAAATCTTTCAGAAAGAGCTTTGGCAAGGTCTGCCATTCGCCCAACCGAGGTATTGGACATCGACTCCGGCGACTCGTATATAGCACTTTTTTCAGAGACTTGAGAGTTTTCATCCGTAATTGGGCCACCAACTACCCAAGCATCACACGTGCGAGAAGATGCGCACTTAAAGTCAAACGCTTCGCAGTACCCAAGCTCGGCGGCGTTAATTACATCCCAAGCACTGTCACCAAGCTCACCGCCGGCTGCAAGGCCTTTTTGAATGCAGCTTTCCATGTCCGATGTCTTAATGAATACTGCGCAATTTCCGCATTTTTGTTTCTTTGCTTCAGTCGTATCGACATCCCAGCGAGATGCTTTTTTATTCCAAAATTTTTCATTTGCTTCTTTTGGATTAAGTGGGCCATATCCAGCCGTCTCAATAGCTTTTTGTCTATTTTTAATATTTACGGAAACATCAGTTGTTGCTACTGGACACTTGTTTCCACCTTCAGCAGGGTCGGCTTTTGTTTTGTTTTTGCCATATCTGTCAAGCATTCTGCGACCTTTGGCAGCTAACTCTGCTGCGTCTTGGCGGTTTTTGGGTGCTGGCTCACCCCACGCTACGGCTGCAAGTGCAAGACGTGTTGGTTCCCCGTCTTCGTCGACCAGCGGGCCTGATGGATTTGTATAGAACCGAGTAAGGAAAGAACCCTTACGGCGCATCTTTTCAGGAGTGTCAGCAGGTCCTTTTACTCCGGGCTTCAGGTTTGCGCCTTCAGTTTCCTTAAAGTACTTGCGTCCTGCTGGAGTTAGTCCGCCTTTGGGGTCCTTTAGTTGTTGGTCCGCCTTTATGGATATGGTTCCAGTCAGTTGGTTTGCGCCATGAAGAACTGGAGAAACTTCATAAAGTTCCACTTCTTTAAGCATATTGGCTTGCTGAGATGGGTCGAATACTGCATCAAGGGTTTTGTAACCAATAGACCATTCTTGTTCTTCGCCAAAGAACACAACGCTATTAAAGGCTTCCTTGCCTCTTTCGGACTTTAAGTTGAACTGAACACGTGCATATAGGCCGCCGATTCCAGCACGCTTCATCTTCATCGGAAGGCGCGGGTCGTTTGGCCCAACTTCATAAATGTCGATAACCTTGCCGATTGGCTCGTTCCAGTTATGGCCCCATACGACACGAGGCTTACGGCGCTTAAGACTGCCTACAAACGCTCCAGGCAGACACACATCGCCTACTGAGTCTTTGTTACCAATACCGGCCACGAAGCATTCAACAATGCCTAGAGCCTCATCAACATTAAACTGACCTGGTATGGCTTTATATTCTGTAGCTTTTTCTTCAGTCGTTTGCATGTCTGTAAAAGATGACGGCATGATATGGCCCTTTCGACAGAACCCATAATAAACAATTAAATCACTTGCTAGCGGAACACTTTAAGTAAAGTGCGTTACTTTACTTAAAGTGGGTCGAAACGCAATCTGCAACGGCAGTTTATTGTCAAATGAGGTGGCGCAGATGGGTCTCCAGGGAAGCGCATCTTCGTGCCCTCCACATCAAAGGAATCTCCTACGTCAACCGTCTTTCCCTGCATTAGAAGGTGTTCGGGTCTAACTTTTGCATCTTTACGAGTTACCCATGTCTTTGTCGGGGAACCAAGAAGCCTGCTTGCGAAGTACGTACCGGCATTGTATGCAGATTGTGCTTCGTGTTCGGCAATCATTCGTCGGCGCTTGGAGAGCAGGTTGAGGAATATTGCAGCTAGTGCCGCTTTTAACATTCCAGACCTGTCTTCATCAGATTGCAAAGATTGCGCTATGAGTATGGCCGCAAGAATTTCTTCTTTTGTCGTATTATTAACCTGCTGCGCCCTGGCTATCTGCTCATCCATGTAGGTGTTGAGCTCTTCTTCATCAATCTCGACGGGCATCCCAGTCTTCTGAGAAGCAAGCCGTGCCGAGTCCTCAATGATTGCCTTAATTACAGGACGAAGGTCTTCAGCAAGCTGCTTATTCCAAACCTCGGTATCGAATATTGAATCTCCTTCAAGCTTCCCGGCATCAAGATTTCTTTTTGCTTTTGTGCCGTTAGCCTTCTCGGAAATAACTCTATTCTGCCTATCAAAAAGACGCTCAAGGCTTCTATCCATGATTTCTACCCATCGGTCAGAGTCCTGCTCTGCTTTTGTATCCCATTCATCAATAGCCATGTTTAAAGACTTGAAGTGAAGTTCATTAAGGTTCTCTGAAAGGCCTTGTATTGGTCCAACTTCAGTTGGGATGGTCTGAGCTGTAGCTTCTTGAGCCAATGCTGCTGTCATTCCTTCCTGAGGGGCTGCTGGAGGGGCACCAATCATCCCAGCGTCCTGTCCAAGCACTCCACCGGGCATCGGTGGCATTCCAGGCATTTGAGGGGCTCCTGGGGCTGCTTGCTGAGCTCCCATCATGTCAACCTGTTGCTGCTGGGTGGAGTCAAATGGCTTATCTGTATATCCAATCGGAGTCAAGTTAGGGTTGGCTAACATTGCGTTCATCAAGTCTGAGTCAATTTCTTTTTTGCCAGTACCTACGCGATATTCATTGGGACTAATAAGCCCGGCCTGAAGTTCGTCCATCAAATAGCGTTCACGCTCCTGCTTGTACAAAACAAGTACTGGAACTTGAGAGGTATCAAAGTCAACGTAATACTCGGGGTCCAAGTTATCCAAAGCTCTGGCCATCTGCATTAGGTGAGGCATCATTGTCTCCACCCAAAAGACTCTAATTTCTTCGCCGGCATTAGAGAACGTACGACCAGCAGCGTTACCAATAACAGACTCGGGAACACCAAAGGCTGAAAGAATTTCTTCTTTTGTAATTTGACGCATTTGAATATATGCGGCATCTCGGGGTGATGCCCCGGTATCAACAAAGTCAACGCCTTCATCTGAGGACAGCACGGTTACAGCACCGCTCTTTGACAGGTTTCCACGGAATCTGCTGCGCAGCTCATCCTTGTCGTCGTCATCAATTTCACCGCGTACAACAAGCAATCCGCCCGGACGACCGTCATTCAACAAAAAGTTTCTGTTGTATATCTTTGCCAGGTTTTCAATTTCTATTGCTATTCCTGCTGATTCCATCGGAGTCATTGACAAGTAGGGGTCCAGGGGGTGAGGTCTTCTAACCCAAATAACATCTTCAGGCTTGAGAATTATCTTGGTGCCATTACGCATGTCCACCTCAAAACCAGAAACAAACGTTTTTGGGTCAGGTATAGGAGACGTATGCTGCGGCGGTAAAAGATGCAAGGCAACTATTTCACCATTGCGGCCTCTTACTTTTTCAATAAAAGCACCGCGGCTAGACATTAGTAGCTGTGAAGATAGACGGTATCTAAAAATAAAAGAGTTTTCACCCTGGTTAGACGTCGAGTTAAGAATGTCAAGAAGGGGGTTTTTCTTGCGGAGGATTTCACCATCTGGAGAATTGTCCATACGGAGAATCATTGGAAGTCGTGCTTGGTTTCCAGCAATGGCGTCTATACACCTGCTTACCCACGTTACTTTTTGTACGCCTTCTCGGTACGCGCGCTCAATATCCCAAGAGTCTTTGTACGGACGTCCAGCTATTGATGGGTTGTACGCAACGGGTGCGCCCGGACCAATCTGGCCCGCTTTTCTCTCAAAATTGTCATTGAGGCTCTTGTTGCTAATATTCCAGGCCATGATTTAGTATTTATTCCTGTCCTAGGAGAAAACCGAACAAACCACAAGATACGCCGGCGCATATAAATCCGGCGGGTACGTACACCAAAAAACATCCAATAGTAGTAAACAGTATAAACGAAGTCATCATTAAATTGGCGGCTGACCCTCTATTAGAATTGGCTTTGAACTTTATAGTACACCAATCTACAAATCTCTTAAACGATGACTGATTATCTTCCGGCATTCGGCCTGCTCCTCGGGTTTGTCATTGCATACTAATCTATACCTATACCTTACGAAGGGCAAGCAATGACTGACTGGAATAAAGTACTCGAATATCTTGAACCAAAGATTTCAGAGTTCTCCGCTGAAAAGCCATCCATAACCCAAAAGGTATTTCTAAGAAGCAATTCCCTGGAGGCGCTATTCGGCGGCGCTGCCGGCGGTGGAAAGTCATCTGCCCTCCTAATGTCTGCCTTGCAATACGTAGACGTCCCTGGATATTCTGCAATCCTTTTCCGTCGAACATTTGCCGACTTATCGCTCCCTGGAGCACTTATGGA